TAGTCTGGAACTCCCACGGGCATGTCTGCAACCGAAGATGGGGGGAGCCAGCGCACGTCTTGAAGTCTACTACCCACAACTTGTTGCTTAGTTTGTTATACAGCAGGAGGTCGGGCTGAACCACACAGTCGCCGTGCTTGATCAGGAGCTCTTGTCCGACATGCTGCCACTGGTCATCGTTGAGCAGCCAGTCCTTGAGGTTGTGCCTATTGTCAATACAGGGCACGGTAAGGGCAGCTTCGAACCACGCCGAGGTAACTTGAAAGTCCTTTTCCTCCCTGAACAGGATGTCGGAGGTTGCGTCGGGAGATGCCTGTGAGTCCTTGAGAGACTGTCTGAGCTCTTTGAGGCGGGCATCCAGCAGCCCGTACATCATGGAGGTGGCTTCCTCCTCAGGCAGCGTGATCATGGCAAACCGATGGTGGACCCACGTGCCTCGGGACAGAGCTTCGCTGTACCTGAGCTCCTTGATAAGGCCAAGCCTCCGGCACAGGTAGTAGGTGAAGGGGCAGCGTCGGATCATGCCGTAGTCTGAAGACCTGAGGGAGGGCTTTCTGTCAACAAGTCCGTGGACTGCAAGCCATTCGGCTGCGTCCTTTCCCATGGTCTTAGGCAAGTCAACAGGTTGAATTTCAGGTGGCATCAAAGCGATCCTTTCTTGATCTCGAACTCCCAAGTGTCATCCTCAAAGTCAATAACAATCCCGATGCGGTATGCACTCGTGAAGGTACTGACTTCTCGAATGAGGTCCCCTTTCCCTATGTACTCTGGGAGTCGAAGGTCGTGGATGAAGTACTCGACAGCATCCCACTTCTTTTGTGCTTCAGCATCCATGGTTGTCTCCCTTACGAAGCTGAGAAGTTTGAGCCGGTAGCAAAGTCATCAAGACCAAGACCATCGACTTCGTTCTGCAGTTGTTGCTTGGCGTGCTCAACGATGAAGTCGATCAACGACTGGGTGATGATACTGTTTGGGATGTCATCGGTGGTGCAAGACAAGCCATTGATCTTGCACTTTTCACCAAGCAGAACGTCATCGAGGTCAATGGTGTCTTCGCTCTTGGTGCCCCTGTCGGTGGAGACTTCGTCGCTGTACAGATGGGCTGAACCCCAGACGGTACCCGAGAAGTAGGTAGGCTCGATTTCGGTGCCGTCAAGGAACAGGGTGATCTCGAAAGGAACGGAAAGCTCGCGGGTAGCAACGTAGTGTGATGACATGATTGTCTCCTGATAAATGGCGGTAGGGCTGGGGCCACACGGCCCAGCCCTACGCCAGAAAGAAAGAGTTCGTATTGATCTGTTAGGAAGCTTGCCAGCCGTTGAGGAGGATGGCAATATCTTCTCCCCCCACCGTACCGTCTAGGTTCAGGTCCCAAGGACTATCTTCTACACCCCACTCCGCAAGGAGTTTTTCAAGGTCCTCGCCGTTGAACTTGGTCTTGATGGTGTAGAACTTGAAGTATCTTGGAAAGCTGTGAGGGTAGTGGAGGATCTTGCTGTTGAACTTACACCACGTAAGATACAACGTCTTTGATTCGACAGTAACGATGTCGTAATTCAAGATGGGTTGGCCCGGATCCGACGAGATGATCGGACCCGCAAGTCTGCTGTCCTCTTCAATGGGGATAGCAAACCTGTTGATACAGGGATCTGTTGTTTCTCCCGAGAAGTTCAGTCTTACTGTCCCTTCGTAAATTGTCCGGGGTCCCTGTTCAGTCAAGGTGTACTCGACTTCGTGGGGGGAATCCTGACAAAGAAGAAAGGCAATAAGAAAAACAACTAGGGTATTCATATCAGTCGCCTTGGTACTTTCCGCCGGTGATCAGCTTAAGAAACCGCTTCTTGAAAACAACGCCAGCTCCAAAGGAAGCAGCACACAGAAGAGCCATAAACCAAACGGTACCGAGAAAGCCTGAAAGGGAAGCAAGGGTAATCATTTTGATTTCTTCTCCAGAAGAATTTGACGGACAGTCTTGAATGTCCATGCACCTGAGATCAAGGCAGTGAAAGTTACAAGAGGGACAAACAGCCAGTGACTGTACTGAGCCACTACGTAGTTCAGTACCACAAGAACTAGGCCCCCGATCACAGGGTACCAACCCCTCGCTCCCCGTGTCACAACGAGCAGGACCATCCCCGCTATCAGGCAGAGTCCCCCCACTGCACTGAGCACTGAGAGGTTTTCCGTTCCCGTCGTCTCGGTGACATAGCTCAGTCCCTTGCTTGCGCTCGGGACTCCCACAAAAGGGGCGGCTTGGCACCCAGACAAAAAGATAAATGCAATGAGATACTTCAGCATAAGACCAGCCTACTTCCTGATCGTAAATGCTTTGTCGAAATGACTGTGAAGTTGATTGCTGTTACGAGCGATTCGATGCTCGTGAGCTTCGATCATCTTCTCGGCGGCAGTCAGCCTACTACTAACTCGCCAAAGGAACCCAAAGACCCCAAGGATTGCAGGCCCAGCTATGCTGAGGCCGATCGCCACAAAATGCTCTTCCATTGTTGACTACCCAATTAGTCAATTTTCAAGTCGATCCAGACGTACAAGCATCTCATTGAGGCGGCGTTCAAGTTCCTGATCCTTTGCGGTGGACAGGACTTGAAACTTCAGAAGGTCAGTTGAGACTCCAGTCAGAGCCTTGATATCCACACTGTTCAATTCAAGCTGGTGGGTTTGCTCCCCCACCTTCATAAACATTCCGGCTACAGCGGCAACAAGAAGGGCAGTCTGAAGCCACCCGATGATCATTGCCCACGGCGTTGTGTCGTCAGGAGTGCCCATTGTTACGCAATGAACTGACCAAGGATAACACCACCCTCAACCCCAGCTCCGGTGTGAACGTAAGCTGAAATCTTCAGGGTTCCAGAACAATCCACAACCACGCTGGGAAGGGCATACACATTAGTCCCCCCAGTTGCGATACCTATTTGTGCAATGGCTGGAAACGTCCCTGTGTTTACGTCAGCACCATTGCTGATCACGCCACCTGTTGAAACTGGTCGGGCAGCAGAAATCATTTCAACACTAACATCTCCCTTTACAGGGCAGGGAAGCCAAAAATCATCTGCATCAAAACCAGCATCAGCATCACCTGTGGCTGCTGTTTTGATTTGACTAGATACAAAAGGCCGCTGACCAATTACAGAGTACTTAGCAGAAGCATCACTGGTTCCGCCAACTTCGTGTACGGTCCAAACTGCAAGTCTGGACCAGCCATCAGACACGACCTGAAATGCGGTGCCGTCTGCAGCTGGGGTGGCCCAACCCGAAGCACTCGCGGTTTGAATTTCAGTGTTGAGGGTGAAGACTTCGCTGGTCTTGTTGCCGCCAGCCATTGTCTTCATGACCTTGGGGGTGATAACAGTTGAGTTGAGTACGGCTGCCATGTCGATTAGTCCATTAGGGCGGTGTTGATAAGGAGTCGCGCAGCCCACTCACCTGTGGCTCTCCGTTGAGCAATGGTCGAGCAAGGCATGAGGTAGATAGGTACGTTGTATTCTAAAGTAAGCCGCATCAAAGAGTCAACAGCTATCCCCGGATTGAAGGGAGGTCCGGGGATGTGGATCTTGGCTGACTGGATCTTGTGTATGTCCCCCTCGAACAGGAGGTAGGGCTTACTAAACTCGTCCCTGAGTCGCTTGAGGCAGTCCACGAACTTGCGGCGGCCATCGTTGGTGAGGCAGTTCTGGGCTATCTCGCTGATGGAACCCTTGCGTTCTATTCCCCCCACGGTGGGGTCACCTTTGAGGAGGTAGTCGGCAGTGGTGAGGCGGGCCTTCTCCGTGTGGATGCGGATGGTTGTCTGCTTCTTGTGGGTGGGCATCTTACTTGGGTCAAGGAAGACGATTGTGGAGGGGAAGGCTAGGGGTTTCTTCTCCCTGTCATCTACCACGATGGTGATTTCTTTCTTCATGCGGCCAAACTAGGTAGCCACAATTTACTTGTCAAGAGACCTGCTCGACTTCGTACAGCACTGGGACAGTGCGCTGAAAGATCTGCTGCAGCTGATTCCAATAACCACCACCATGAACCACCAGATCGACAGCATTCGAAATCATTTCCTCAAGGTCAGAGACCTGCTCCGTGGGACAGTCGAAGTATACCGCGTCATAAACCTGAAGGAACATAAGGGGCCGTCTGCCTACGCGGTTCATTGACCCCATCATTCTATTTAAGTTGTGCTGGATTTGAAGAAGAACATTGCCAGCTGTCGTCTGAATGGGGAAGTTTACTACTTCATTGAGCAGTGACTTGAAGTTCTTGTTGTAGACAGGAGCCACGATTCGATTGCGATCCCACTTGGTGTGGTCAACTTCGAAGCTGGTAAAGGTGCGGGACTGTCCGGTTATCGGAAGTACGAGGGTGCCTTGGGTCTCTGCAACACAGGCAAGTTCGTACTGCCAAGAGCAGAGGCCGGGTCGTTGGAGGTATCGGGTCTTGACGATGTTGTTGAAGAAAGGAATGGGCATAAGGTCGCCACACATTTCGACAACGGTGCGCTGCATACGTGAGGCTGATGCCAAGAAGAGGTCGGCAAAGTTCAGGGTCTTGCCGATCTGTCGCCACTTGGATTTGAACTGGGGGTCGGACTGAATGTCTTCGCCAAAGACTGACACCGTTCTGTCGGTGTGTAGGTCGAGACCCTCGGTGAATGATTGGATCAGCTTGTCATCACCTGACAACAGGGCAGCAACACGAAGCTCGATCTGTGACAAGTCGAAGCCAATGATCGAACCGTTAGTCCAACGGGACTTCATCGCCTTCTTGATGGGGGGAGGAAAGGTCTGAGCTGATGGACTCTTGCAGGTGATACGGCCTTGTATCGTCCCGCCTTCCGATCCTGTGTCCTTGGGCAGGGATGGAACTATGTACCACGTCGGGTGAGCTAAACCAATCTCCTTCGAGAACGGAATAAGTACCGATGACTTGTCCTGTGGTCTGTTCCTCCTGTGTTTCAGCAGGGGGTACAGGTAGGTCGAGATCAACTTCTGTGCTGAAGCATGGTACTTCACTACCCTGATAGCAGACTGCAGTCGATGATCCTTCGGCAGGTAGGATGAGAGTAGATTGCGATTGTCCTCGGACCATGAGATCTTTTTCGTCTTGGGAGTAAGGGAAAGCAGGGGGTGGCTGAGGATGTCGATGGAGGAGTGACTGTCGATCTCTTCGATGATCTCGTCAATGAACTCCTGCTTTGACTTGGCTGAGCCTTTTCCTTCGAGCACAAGATTGTACTTGCTCTTGGATACTCGCGCTGCAATCTCACACTTGAAAGTCAGGTTCTTTAGCTGCTTGTTGAGTAGGTCAAAGGACATGGGGATACCCGACTCTGACATGGTGATACATGACCAGATGGTGTCGGAGTAATGCTCGATACTTTGGGGGGAGAGCTTACTCTCTTTCGTCTCGGCTAAACTCTTCATCAAGGTTTTCGGACACGGTGCAAGCTGCGAGTGCGATGAAGTTGAGAGTGAACTTGCTGATGTCGATGGAGGTGGCAGGCAACTCGTCGAAGATTGTGTGGTCTCCACCGATGGGCTTGGCCCAGAGCTGAGGGTGAGCGAAGACTTCCTTGAAGCACTGCTTGAGGTCCTTGGCTCTGAGTCGGAAACTCTCTCCGTTGAAGTTGAGGGAGAAGGTAATGTCTCTATCGAAGAGATGGACTGGGTGTTGGTCGGGCATGGCTGATCTTTCAAGATTCTTTTGGCAAGCTCAGAGACACACAACATTGTATTGTGAGTGTCTTGCGCGTTGTAGGAAATAATCTCTGCGTCTTTAGGGCTCTTGAAGCGACCGTCTTTTATTGTTTGCTCGTAGGTGTGGGTGCCAAGAACCGGACCCAGAGACTTGAGTGACTTCTCTGGGCGCAGCTCGTTGTGGATGTAGTTGACGACCGAAAGGTCGATGAGAGTTTGTCGGCCATCAAGGACAAACCTGAAGTCTGGAAGCTGGCGAAGGTACTGGATGTCAAACTGTAGGTTCATCCCAAGGATGGTATTTGAGTGTTGGAGCCACTTCCTCAAGAGGGTCCGGTGGGATTCGACTGACATCTGGAAGACCATGCTCGTCGCGGGTGATAATGCCGCTAGTGTAGAGCAGCTCCAAGGGACTGAGTCCTGTTTGGTTTGCTCTTGACATGAGGAAGTCTGCGATCTGTTCGAGTCTGTCACTAACTTGGTCTTGGAAGTCGATGTCGAGTTCGTGATCGTAGTCTTCGAATCCGGGAAGGAAGAGTTGCATCGGGGGTCGTACTCCGGCAGGGTAATTGCGACAGTAAGAACAAGATCATCTCTTGTCACACCGTCAGTGTGCATGGACCTCAAGGGATTGAACAGCTTCTGTTCGGGCAGAAGCTTGCCTTCACTGTTGGCATGGCACGCGCCATACGATTCGATGTCGAGTGAGATTACCCTTGGGCTTGTCATCTTCTACTCCTCTTGAGGTAGAACGTGCTTAGGATTCTGGGGCTCTTGGCGGTACCAAGGTAGGCTTGCTTGGGACTGGGATGGTTCCTTCGAGGTAGGAGTGGAGGAGGGCGAGGTGGTCTGCGACGGCATGGATGAGGTTAGGATTTCGAAGGACTGCAGCGGGATGGTAAGTGGCAAAGAGATTGCACTGCCTTCCGGCTGCTTCGAGCTGACCCTCAGCATCACGTCCGACAAGATCAAAAGGCAACGACTGAGCTTTGAAAGATCCCGACAGATTGATTCGGGAGGGCAGTAAGGCTGATGAGAGGGAGTCAACTGCTGCTGCTCCACAACACAGCCAAGCAACTTTTGCATCTCGTCGAGCACGGACGATGTTGTTTGCGTCCACAATAGTGTGTTCGAAACAAGACTTGAAATGCTTTCGACGGGGGGGACTTGCACTTGGGGTCCAACATCGAGCAGCGTTTGCAAAGTATACGCAGGCAACTTCATTGAGCTTTGATCCCTTGAGGTAAGGACCCTTGAGCAGCTGGCCTGAGGGTCCGATGAATGGTTGGTTTTTCTTGTCCTCTTGGTAACCCGGATTCATACCGAGCACGATGAGGATGGGTACATCTTCGAATGGATCCCTTGACTCGTGCCACCATACAGTGGGCACACCGGGATTGGTTGCTTCTTCGTGCAGCTCACACATGGTGCAGTCTGGTCGAGAAGGAAACTGATCTAGATGTATGTTGAGTTTGTCTTCGTAAACTCTCTTCATGTACGACATGAGATCTCCCTTGTAAGCAGTGCGAGAAGCCGCCCACCCCGGCGGCTTCGCTGCACGACTACTCGTCTACTTCTCGAAGCAACTCGTCGGCTTCGATCTCATCGGAGGCAAGGCCGCACTCGATGAGGTGTTGAACGATCTGTTCGTAGTTGTAACCGAGAGCGATGCGGCAGTGTTCTACCTTGGTGGTGATCTCATTCAATCTCTTGCTCTCCTGTGCCATCATGCGAAGTATATCTGATGTCATTCCAGTGCTCCCTGATTCTTTTGATTCGTTTGGTCGTCGCTGATTCATGAACGTTCATGATCCTACTGGCTTGTCTCTGCGTGTAGCCTCTGCTTAGAAGCAACACAAGATCCCGCATCTTCGGGGTCAACCTGTCCCAAGGGATCGAGCTGGGGGGAGGGGGTTGATTGTTTGGTTTGCCGGGGATGTAACCCAAGTCGGTGAAGTTGTACTCTCGCTTGTTTGCCACACGGGTTTTTATTTCTCCCCCCACGTATCTGGTGGTGGTGATGCCGTTGACCTTGCGGTACTTACGGATGAGGTAATCGTAGAGGCGGGGCTTGAGGTAGGTGATGTAGCTGCCTTTGTCTGGATCCCACGAAGGAAGCAACGACATGCAGACTTCATAACCCTCATTGATAATCTCATCAAACTCCCAACGTGGGAATGAAAGCAAACGGGGGCGTACCCACCACCTGAGAAATGCAAGAAGATCATCTTGGCTTACCTCCTTGGACATGACTCAAGTGTATCAAAGAAAGGCAACGTCCTATTTTTGATTCGACAGTAGGCACAACAAAAAAAGCCCTCACACCCGCGAGGAGCATGAGGGCCGGAGGGATGAAGACTTTTACTTACACGCCAGTCGGGATGTCATTCCCTTCTCGAATGACCTTGGCGTTGTTGACGACACTGCTCTTCTTGGCTTCCTCTGCTTCTGCCTCATCAATGAGTTCTTGAAGAGCTTCGTGCTTGGCTCGTGAGATGAGATGTTCAGTGAGTGCTTCGAGGATCGTGTTGATGTGGTGCCCTGTCTTGTGGAGTTCGCTTACAAACTCCATCCCTTCCTTGGTGCTGAGGTCACCATTGAAGGTATCCTTGAACTGTTCAAGAATCTGGTCTCTGATGTGTTCCATTGCGGTATTCCTCCTCTTTCTTTATTGAGAATGGTGTGATTAATCGGGCCTTACTCCAGTCATCAACCACGTAGCGAGTCCCCCATGCACCAGCAGGTAGTTGGTGGTGGATGAAACTTGCGACGGAGTAGATGGACTCGAGTTCCTCTGTGTTTGCACAAAGAACTGCAGATACAAAGTCGTTCTTGAGTGCTCGATGCAGGAAGGCTGAAGGCTTGGTCCCAGTCTCGAACCAAGCGATCAGCTGTTCCTTGATGTGTGGGGGCATGAGTTTGTCATAGCCTTCGAAGTTCATCATCGGTTGGTAGTCTCCAGCATCATGGCGTAAAGCATTGAGCCAAAGAATACAACCCCGAACATCAGAAGTGCAAACTCGATGATGCGACACATCTTCTCGAATGCAGCGCGTGACATGCTATCGCTCTCCCTTCTGCTTGAGCTGAGCCCAGTAGTTGAAGACTGCCTTTGACTCCGCATGGGTTACCCAGAATTCAGACAGAAGGAAGTCAGGTGCAGCAAGCATGTTGGTCTTGCCTGAAGCTTGAAGGTTGTCGAGGAAGGTAAGCATCTTGTCGAGCTCCTCCACCTCAGGCTTTGATGTCGTAGTCATGAAAAGTTGCCTCCACTTGTGAGTTGGGGGGTGAGCCCGACATACTGGTCGAGCAGCTTGGTGAGCCTGCTTGTGCGTGCAGGCTGGACGGCAGGTGATGGTCTGTTCTTTGCAACTTCAGTGAAGCAGTTGAGCAGGGACCAGTAACTGTTGCCAGACAGTTCAGAGTGACCACCGGGTCCTTCACCTGCGATGGAACGATCCCACTCACGGATGACGTGAGGGATGTGGGTTGCAGTCACTGCCTGATATCTGAGTGCAGTGATGAGGATGTCGTTGAACGCGGTGCTGTCTTTGACTGCGTTGTGCTTGTAGACTCCGTACCGTTCGTTGACTCCCTCCATGTAGTCATGGAGCTGGGTGAAGTTGTCGTAGATGACACGGGGCAGGTCACGAATGACGTTGCGAGTGTGTCGTCTGCTGAACTGCATCATGTCACCGTAGAAGGCCATGTTGTCACAGACGAAACAACTCTGACCAAAAGCAGCAGAGGCAGGGATCTGACCGTCGTGACCATTCCTGATCCCGAGAGTGAAGTCGTAGATGTTGTTGCCATCGGAGTCTGTGGGAACTCCACAGTTGTTACTGGGATCCTTGATCTTGAAGTACCCGAAGTACCGCTGCTTCCTCTTCATGAGAGCGTGAGCTTCTTCGACAACCTGAAGGTTGAAGTCATCCAGAACTTCGAGGACTTGATTCACGAGGGTGGCGTGAGGCACTGGTGTGTATGTGTTACTGGTGATGCTGTCTTCGACGACGACGTTGCATACGTCGTCCCAAGTTGCGTGGCTTGCACCGCAGTGCAGCATGAGGCCATTCATATTTCGGACTCCAATGAGGGTACGATGGTGGCAGTGCAACCATCTGACTTTGTTTGCTTCTGCATGGTCTGCTTCCATGCAGTGTAGATGTTGAGGACTGTGACCTCATTGCCCTGTGCGAGAATCATCGGTTGTTTGATTGGAAGGCAAGAATCAAAATCATTCCGAATGATATGGGGCATGAGGGGTGAAGCAGGCTCTACCCACATCTCGTAGAGCCTGTTGTTGATGTGGAATGCACCCTTGAGGGTAGTGGTCATGCGACTCTTTCTTTGTGGTAGCGGACACGTACTGATGTGAACCAAGTGTCCTCATCGTGAGGGTTGATGCCGTGATGTCGAACTCTGGTGATGGGCTTACGCTCATTGACAGGGCATCGAACGTCACGGGCTGCGTGGTCAGGATGTTCTCGAAGGCCAAAGCCACGTCGCCTGATGTTGGTCCGGGAGTACAAGCTGGGAGGAGATGGCAGCTTGTTGGTGGTACCAGTGAGCATTGATGCTGCATTGAGCAGATCTTGCTCTTCAGGTGATGAGGTTTGAATCTCGAAGTCGTCATCGTCAGACCAATACGCATAGTCACCAAGTGCATCGGGGGACTGCGGATTGGGGTCAGCATGGACATCGAAAGAATCGGTCTCAGCTACGGGTACGTTGCCGAATGATCCGAGGTCGGATGCAGCGACAGCGTGTGCTCTTCGTATAGTCATGGTCATCCTTGACATGAAAGTGGACAGGTCAGTGAGGTATGTAGGTACGCTCACTGACCTGTCCTTGGCTGTACACAGTCAACGCTTGACTGTGAGGTTGGGCTTCTTGGTGGAGTCGTGAGGTGCAGCGGCCTTGAAGGTCTCACCCTTGGCGAGAGCACGGGGCTTCTCCTTGATGTCCACGTTGCGCCACTCACCGGACTCGATGACGTGGATCCAGCACTGACCACCGATCAGGCAGCTGAAGTCGAATCCACCCTGACCAAGCATGAACTTGCTGAAGTCAGCGAGCTTGTCACTCTGGTCAGTTGCATTGAGGTATGCAACAACCTTCTGCTTGGCGATGTCACGGACTGCGTTCTTGGGATGCTCGAAGTTGAGGCGATCAAGAACCTGCTTGTTGATGCCATCATCAACGACATTGCAGACGATGGTGATGGAGAGAGGCTCACCGGGCTTGGATGCAGTGACGTTGGAGATGTCACAGGCATAGCCACCTGCGGACACGGGAGCGTCCACGTCGATGAACTGAGTACGATTGAGGATCAAAGTCATGATGTTGTCTTTCTAAAAGAGTAGAAAAGGTGAGAGGGGAATACTTCCCCCCGGCCACACGGCGGGGGGAAGTAGGCCCACAAAGTAGGAAGGGGTTAGACCGGGATCTTGTCATCAGGGAAGCATCGAGAGTCCTGACTGTCCACTGTCATGTTGCAGTGGAACTGACGGAGTTCGACCATGAACTCAGGGAGTTCAGTCCACCCGATGTAGTCAAGCCATTCAAGCTGTTCATTGTCAGTGTCGTGCATGTTGAGCTTTTGAAGGAGCCACTCCTCTCGACTGCGGCGCATTGCATACCCAGCTTTGAGTGCATCGGCAGTGTTATCGAAGATGGACATGGATGGGATCTCTTCGAAGCCATCCAACTGGGTCACTGTCTGTGTGACGTTGCGGTTCTTGAACACAGTGAGTACCACTGGTTGATAGAAGGTCTTTGATTCACGCAAGGGCATGTTGATTCTCCATCTTTGCGTCGAGTTCAAGTTTTTGGATCATGGTTTCTACGTCGAGGTCGTAGTCATCGAGGTCGTTGAAGTTTAGAAACAGCGCGTATGCTTCGTCTGTGCAGTGCTTTTGCAGAATGACATCCATCTGATACTGAGCGGATCGTCCTTTTCTGTATTGACGTACAAGCTGTCTCCACTTTTTGCGTGGCAGTCTCTTCATGTTGATTCTCCATTGGACAATTTGATTCGCCGCCTTTGGGGGAGGGGAGTCCAAGCGTCAGCCTGGACTCCCCGTAGACTCAAGGACAGTTAGCGACCTCGACGGAGGTGCCGTACTTCGGGACGAGTTGCGTGTCGCTCGTCGGCATCAGGTCGCCGATCTGCGTGTTGCGTGCGTTGCGGTTCACTCGGTCGATGACGACTGTGATCTCCGGCTGGTCCTCGAACTGGATCTCGAATCGGCTGCTGCCGTCCGGCTGCTGGGTGACTGCGTTCTCGTCAGCTGCGAGGCTGTTGGCTCGATCCAAGATGGATGCGACCTGTTCGAGGCGCGTGTTGAATGCGCGACGTGCGCCCGCGTGTGATTCGGGGGTGACCCAGCTGAGCAGGGCACCGCGATCGGTACGGAGTTCGACCACGGTGGTGCCGTCGTGCTGCGCCACAGCCACGGACTGGACGATGCAGGTGGTGGCGTGGTCGGTGGTGGTGTCGCGAAGTGAAGTGATGTCGAAAGTCATTGAAAGCTCCTAGAAAGGGGAAATGTGAAAGAAAACAAGAGAGGGAGACGACTCCCCCGTGCAAGCGGGGGTCGTCGCCCGGAGGTCAGGACGCGGAGGGCCGGTTGTTTGTGCTTCTTGCCTCGAACAGAAGGAACTCAGTGAAAGCTGAGGCGAGTGGCTCCCAGTTGCCAGTGGTCTTGCCGATGAGGGCGGCCTCGTGGACCTTCACCTCCAGCTTGCCGAGCGGAGTCCCCTTGGTTTTGGCCTTGGCGATTAGGTTCCGAAAGTAGGTGCGGAAGTCGTCGTTCGGGTTAGTCATGGTGTACTCCAGTGAATGTGAGATAGAAGTAGAGGGGCTCCCCTCTGACCAAGAGGCAGAGGGGTGACCCGCACGGGGTACGACCGGGTAGTGGTGGTGGACACGGGGTGTGCAGGTGTGTGGTTCCGGGGTACGAACTAGGACGATGTGAAGGTAGGGGGTGGGGGTACGTGCGTGTGTAGGTGTGCGTTACGGGGTCTTCAGTTGTGAAGACTGGGTACCACTGGCTTCTGGTGTGTAGTTGTGCCGAAGATTGTTTGAGTTATGTGTCAACCCCGTCGGCCCCCTGCGTGTGCGTTGTCTTTGTTGACGTAACACCCCATCTTTCTAGAAATTTTCTATACCGGCAATACCAAGGGGTCCTTCCCTTTATAGAGAGAAAAGATATAAAAGGGATAGGGCCGCCATGGAGCGTCTGGTACCCCCCACTGGTCAGATTGTTGGGTCAGTCCATCTCGCCATGGAAATAGTGGACCAGATACTGCAGAGTCGCTTTCTTCAAAGCCACTTCCTGCGGATCCAAAGCCTTGGGTGTTTGAGGCAACACCTGTGGGTCATCCGGCCCCGAAATGATGAAGGTGGGCTGCTCCTGATCGCGCAGATACTCTAGCACCTGCAGGGCAGCCGACACCTTCTGGGTAATGGGGGGAGACACCTTCATGTTAATTTCAGGCTTGTCCATCAATGCTCGTCATCATACTCCCTCTTCAAGGTCATGCCAGCAACACCACGGTGATGTCCCTCATTTTGGGACAGCCTTGTCTGCCTCAGATCCCATGAACAGTCCTGAGCAATCCGCTGGATCAGCATGTTGCGGGGGACGTGCATCTTGACTTTGTTTGCCCGCAGCCAACTTTCCCACTGACTCCTGACAATCTCATTGGCAGTAAACCCACTCTCGTTCCTGATGAACCGAGCCTCCAAGAAGCTGTCGAAGGGGTTGTTCTGCAGGTGATATAGACGGATCGCGTTCTTGCCCGCCTCAGGAACAGGCCACTTGTTGTCCCGATCAGACCCCTCAAGCTCAATCGCACCACGAACAGCCCATGCTGCAATGCCGGGGATCTCCTTCTTCAAATCCGCATCCAGCTCAAAGTCTTCACGACCTTCAAAGCTGACATCAAAAGGCAGAACCAACATCTTGCCGGACAATCCACGGCCCTTGTTGGGCAGAACTGGGATCTCGTTGGACTGCATCAGCGGCGCAGCCCCAACAGTCACGTTTCTGAGCTGCCTTCGGTACTTCACATTCACAGTCATGGGGTCACGGCCCACGATGTTCTTGAGTATCCGACAAACCCTTTCCCCTGACTTGCTGTCAATCTCTGAAACCTCGCTGATACTCAGCACCTTGCTCAGTTCCAAACCGTCCAGCCCAAACTCGTTTGCCAGATCCTCCAGCGACGTACTCAGATAAGTGGTCGGGCCGGTCAACTGCTTCAACACACTGCAGATTGTGCCCTTGCCACCACGGATCTTGCCGTACATCAACAGCCACTTCGCATACTTGCGCGTGCCCATCAAACAATACCCAAACCAACGCTGCAGCAAACGACCCCACTCAGGATCTCCGTTGCCCCATTCGTGCAATGCCTTTTCCCAACGAGGACACTCAGCATCAGGATCAATCCCACACGGAATAACCGACGTATCAAACCATCGCTGGTCTCTGTCTTTCATTACCCAAGACTCAGAAGTGCTGTTTTTGATGTCGATGATGTGATCTTGGAACGCAATACAATGTGCTGGATCAATATGTTGTTCCTGTGGTATGATCCAACAAGGAACCTCTTCCTTGTCTAGCCGACATAGAGCTTCCAAAGCATTGACGACACCCTCGATCTTGTTTTTGTCGGGGGCATAGCGTCTGATGACAGGACCGTTTGCGGTAAATTGTTCCCAAACCGCATCTTCCAAGATGAGCAGTACCCGCTCACGGATCTTGTCTTCACGAAGAATCTCCCACTGTTGACCGTCCCAGTGCCAAAACTCTCCCCTCCACCGATACAAACCTTGATGTCCTGACGATCCTGTGAAATAATCACGAAGTACTCGCCTACCAACTTTGATAGGCTCTAGTGATTCCAACGGGTTATTGTTCCAGTTCATGTGTTTCCCTTGAGGCTAAGTAAATGTTTGCGAATCCCCTAGATCAGCTCCTTGCTCTTTCTGCTAATCGAAAACCACGAAGGGGCATGAGGCCGATGGATCGGCTGTTTACCACGAGTGGCCGCAGAGCAGGCAATACCTTCAACTCATCCAAGAAACTCGATCTTCGTACTCCCGCTAATCGAGATGCGTTTCTGACTGCAAACGAAAGAAAAGAAAAGGCCCGTAAGAGGAGGCTTGAAAACCTTCTTAACAGCTTTGGTGCAGGAGCCCGCTGAGGTCGGGACGACGATCGTACCAGAAGTTCCAACGCATGGCAACCTCCAGCGACAACTCTCAGGTTTATCTTTCCTTTGGTGGGGGGCTGAAGCTTTTCAGTGAAGACTACTTCATCAAAGAGCTTCTTCCCATGGGAATGACACGTCGCGGGTTTCGTTCTTTGTGCAGAGCGTTGAAGGTTCCGCTCGTTCACATTGGAACAACCGCGATGGTGGACATCACTTCATTCCAACTTGCGATGAAGGCTGTATGTCGAGTGGGTCAGGAAGACTTCTATGTGCCGGGTTGCGATCCGCTCAAAAAGAACTTGAAGCGCGGCAACAAGGAACTGGACACTGCCTACTTCAACCGCGAATGGAAGAACGTGCTTGCCGAACTGCTTGCGGCTCGACGGATGCACGGCCTTGCAACGCCTCAAGAGGTTTCCTCGCTTGCGAGGAAAGCTGCTAAACGACTGACCGAGATGGCTCTGCACGTCAGCGCATCTGATCTTCAAGAAGACCACGAAAAGAAGTCACGGCAAATCCTTGAAAAGGGACTCGACTCATGAGCGCAGCAGCTAGAGCACTGGCAAAACTAGCACAACTTCAACGCATCAATCGTGAGTTCGGTAGAAAGATTCCCGACAAGATTCTGAAGTCAAAGACTGGGAAGTCAAAGGCGGCAACGCCCGGTTCTTCTCCTAAGACTAAGCTTCTTCTCGACCCTGAAGTAGTTGCCTTGCTTGCGGCCATCTCACGCAAGACCCCAGCCGACATTAGCAAGATGTCTAAGAAGGAAATCGCAGAGCTAATAGAGGACAAGTTCCCAATCAACTTCGGTAGACCCCATGGGAAGCTGACAGCGCAAGGACCCCCACTGGGACCTGACGTTGTAAAGTCAGAGACTGGGATCATGGACGCAATTACCAAGCTGCGGGGAAGAAGAAACGTTCCGCCTCCCAGACCCATGGGACCTCCTACGGCACAGGCAGTCAATGCACTGAGGTTGATGCGTCAGTCTGCGGAAGGCAGCAAGAAAGCAGCATATACTGTTTCGTCTGCTGATCTTGAAAAGACAAAGCTACCAAAGAGACTTGCAACGGCAGCGGACATAAAGAAGGCTGCGCTTAGACGACAAGGGACCAGCAGTTTTGTTGACGATGTAACTGCTGTTGATCTTGATAACTACGCTCGGGTTGCAGCAATGGGGGACCAAACGGTAAGAAAGGAGTTGCTTGCCGAGTTGCGAGATCAGCTTCCTAAAAAGGAGTACAAGTTCTTTGTCGAAAGGCTCCTCGCGTTGGGGGGAGACGCGCCTATGGGCACAATGACCCTTAACCCAACAGCCCTAACCAATCTGGCAAAGCTTAAGCCCCAAAGCGACTTTGTCGCAAAGATGGCTAGGCAGTATAAAGACCCCAATGTAGATGACGTTATCAAAAACCTTAAGGACGATAGGGTTGATCAGATTCGGCAGGAAGCAGTAAGTCGCATATCTTCTGAGGTAAGTAACCCTTTGAAATCTATCGTTTACGCCTCGATGACATCTCCTGTCCAGAAGAGACCGACAGAAATAGCGACTGGGCTTTTTGGTCAGCTTAGAGAAGTTGGGGGAGTTCAAGTAGGGTCAAGAAACTACGGCATTGCTGACTTCTCGTCCAAGCCGAAGGTTGCAGTGGCTGGTTTTGGTAAGGCCATGAGACAGAACCCGGACTTCAAAAAGGCAGCAGTTATGAGTCAGGAGTTTCCTGACAACAAAAAGCTCCGTGAACGTCGATTTAGAGAAGCAATGGATAACCCAATTGAAACTCCGGTTACTAGGTACGTAAAGTCTGATGATCAGTATCAGCTGGGAACTGCTTCACTGCCTGCACTTCAGGACTTGGCTGACATAGACACTCTTAGGAGGATTCTTGGTGCCCCCCGAACCCCATAAAAAGCTGACCAAGAAGAACGCGAACATCGAAAAGGTGCCTAGTGGAGAGGAAACCGTAAGGTCATTCTTTTCTCTTGAAGGTGCTGCTCTTGCGATCAAAGCAAATCAGTGGGATGTTCAGGAAGAAATGACGCAGTTGATCACCCACTCACGCGATGCAGACCCTAAAGTGTCTCTTCGTGCAATGGCGCAGCTTCGTGGTATCCTGAAAGAAGTTGCTTTGGCAAACGGATTGATTGGTCAGCAACGAGTTGAGATGACCAAAGAAGAAGAGGGTCACAAGGTCGTGATGACTGGCGTGACCAACAGACTTGTAAACAACCTCAAGGAGATTCCAGATGTCCTCACCGACAACGAAAAACCACACTTCGCGGCCCAGTACCTCCCAGCCAAAGAAGCCCGAGAGGCCGAAGCTGGGTCGGAGGGGAGCACAAGCACTCAACCGGATCCTGACTCTGGATCGTGAGTCCATCGCCCGTAGTGGGGGGCCTATCCTGCAGGAGCTCGGCATTCGTGATCCAGCACACTGGGCCGGTAGCGCGGGCAACCTTGGTGAAAGGATCCGCACCGAGGTTCTGGACGACACCCACTTCAAGGACAGGTATGTCCACGTAGCCAACTTCCTTGCTGAAAACAGCTACATGAGTGACAACATCGAATATCTGTCTGCATTGATCCTTCGTGCAGCTGCAGTGAATCTGCTTGGAAAGCATCCTTCGTGAAGGTTGCACCAGTTCCGATGAAGGATCAGGGTAATCCTCTTTACCCTCTTCCCCCCGACTATCTTGAGCTGACACCCGAAGGGCAACGACTGTCTCGGGTGAACGCATGTCGTCAGTGGATGGTGCAGCACAACGACCCGCAAAGGAAAGCAACGGCCTTTGCGTCAGCTGTGCAGTTCTTCGATACGTACTATCTGTACCCTGACGATGAAGCAGAGTTCTATCCCATGTTCTACGACGATACTCCACTGGAGCCGCCGCTAGGACACTTTGCCATCTACAGGTTGTGGGCTCTGTCGCGTCGAGCGATCGTGGTTGCTCCCCGTGGTTTCGCAAAGAGCAACTGCATTCGCAAGTCTGCACTGCTGCAAATGCTTTCGAGGCCGGGGTACTCTTTCATTTACGCAACATCGTCTCATGACAATGCAGCCCAGACTGCACAGATACTGAAGACGCAGTTCACGGACAACAGCAGGATCTATGACGACTTTGCTCCCGAATCTCCGGGTGGCCGCATTACGCCCAAACGTGGTGAAAAGTCATTCGGTATCGAGCTGATGTACCTTGATAATGGATCTTGGTTCAGAAGTCTTTCTGCAGAGTCGAGACAGCGTGGTGGTCGTCCTCAGTGTTATCTTCTTGATGACCCTGAATACGACGGTAGGGCCGGAACATCTCTCTCGTTGCTTCGTTCTTACATGGAACAGCTTCTCTTCAAGGTGGTCATGCCCATGGTGACCCGAAGAGACACCAGCGTTAGGTGGCTGGCTACTTTTGTGTCAAGGAGGCACTATGCGTGGCACGCGATGGATACTGAAGAAACTGCCTCTGGGCATCGTTCTAGGGACCCTCGTTTTGACGAGTGGAGCCGTCTTGTACTCAAAGCGGAGTATCGAGACGAAGACGGAGATCGTCATTCTTGTTGGCCTGTTATGTGGCCTCTTACTGACTCCGACAAGGCAAAAGACGATCGACTGAAAGATGCTGTTTCCCTTGAGCAGATCAAGCGACTCATCGGATCTGCAAACTACGCTGCCGAGTACATGGCCGAACCGGGTCAGGCAGAGGACCAGCACTTCGGAACCCTCGAAGAAACAAAGCATGGTTGGTGGACTGAAGAGCCTGACGGTGAAGATCCCATCAACAGCAAGACCCTCATGTGTTGGCATGACAAGGACGGCAACAAGAACTCCGAAAGCCTTGCCAACTTCCTGAGGAATCGAGTCCGAACCTTCATTACCTGCGACACTTCCTACACCAGCACCAAGGATTCCGACTACAAGGTGGCAACCCTGATGGGGTACGATCTTGTTGAAGCTTCTCTTTTCGTGTTGGATTGTTGGGCGGGGCAGACCCGAGAGTCGGTCTTGATTACCAAAGCATTCCAGATGGCACAGCGGTGGGGGTGCAAGTCCATCCACCCCGAGGTCGTATCTCAGTCTGTCTCTCTTTACAACACGATGCAGTCAATCGTGAAGCAGAGAGCTGTGGAGATGGCCGGTGTTCAGGAGCTTCCGAGGATCGTACCCCTTAGGGTGGGCCAGATGGACAAGACTTCCAAGATCAACGCCCTCGGATTCAGGTTTGAGCATGGCTTGATCAAGATGCCCCTTCGAAGACGGTACGACAGCCCGTGGTCCATGCTTTTCAACCAGATCGACGAGTTCAACCCAGACGCACCCAGTGGGGGGCTCCAGCACGACGATGTCCTTGACACCGTTTCCATGTCGATGTTCATCGTCAAGGGCCGACAGTACGCCACCAAGAAACTTGATGACCCTGTGGATCCTTGGGAGCAGATCCGCAAAGGAATCACAGTCGATCCCAATTCAGGACTGAACTACGTAGAGTCCTTGGATCCTTCAAAACTGACCCCAGAACAAGTGTCGGAGCTATTCAATGCAAGACAATCAGGAACCGATTCAGGATCAAAAGTCTGACCCCCGCTATGTGACGATCCCTTTTGAATACTACAGAACTTTGGTACAACACTTTTATTCTGTGGTGCCTTCGTCTACAGTACACGAAGGTCATGAGGCAGTAGACATAGACCCCACCCCGGTAGAGGTGGGTGAATCCATCAACTTACGAGGCATAGACTTATTTGAGGAAATGCCCGAAGGATATAGGAAGCTGAATTCCAATGGCGATTGACACTGTGCAGCTTCCCAAGGACAAGAAGTCCTTGGCTCGAATCATCTCCCTCCACATGGAACGGGAGCAGTCTCGCCTTTCCTATCGAAGAAGCATGTGGCAGCTTGCTTGGTACTACCTGAATGGGTACCGCCGGTTCGATGCCTTTGATCCTGTCAAGAACCACATCATCCCCCACTACCTCGACAAGGACGGAAACCTTGAGTTCCAGTCTCAGGACTTGATCTCAATGATCGACCGGGTAAGTGGGCGACTTTCCGCAATGGACCTCAGGCCCAAGGCCATGCGACAAGGTAATTCCTTGTCTGGACTTAGAGAAAGAACCAGTGCTCAGCTGATTGCTGATGCCGTGTTCTCCGAGCATCAGGTTGAAGAAGTAACCAGTCAGTTTGCCAACCTTTTTGTCACTCTTGGTTCTTGCGGCATCACAGGCCACATCAACGAGCATCCCACCATCGGGTTGTCTGCTGACCTCGAAGTGATCCATCCCAAGGAACTCTTCCCGTTCCCCAGCCTCAACGTCGATAACACCAAGGTGCGCGGCATGATTCGCCAGCGCATGGTGCCCCTGAGCTTCCTCAAGAACATCTATGGGGGGAAGATCGAAAGAAACAAGCAGGACATGGATGTGTGGGTCTGGGAACAGGGTCACAACATGGAAGTTCCCGAAGAAGGGGAACTCAACGATAACTACCCTGACCGGAGTTTCTCCGGCCAGAGCATGCACTACACCTCTGGGAACTATGAAACAGATATGGATGTGGTCAAGATCAGGGAGCTGTGGCTTGATGGGCCACGAGGTACCTGCTCTAGATACATCGTTTCTTCCGGTGATTACATCATCGAGGATCAGGACCTTTCCGACCTCGAAGTGTACTGCCCCGTAGGCTTTGCCCGATTCATGGACTCGGGCACATTCCACGGCATGGGCATGTTTGATCTGATGTTCTCTCTTGTCAGAGAACTCGAAAGAATGATGAAGTCTCTCTTCAATAATGTGAGAGACATCGACAAGTACGGAGTTGTCCTTCTACCCCACGGCACCATCAACGATCGTGCCGTTCTTCGTGATGTGGGCAAGGGCCTTCGGTACATGACGTACTCGAAGGATGCTTTGATGGGCGAGGACTTCAGGCCCATCGTGGTCAACCCCCACAACTCGGGTGATGCTCCGGGCAAGGTAGCCGGGTTTGCCCGCGACATTATGAAGCAGCTCTCCCCCCTACAGGATCTGATTGCGGAGAAGGGTCGCGTGGATAGCGCGGCGGGTCTGCAGTTCCTTGATGAGCAGCTCAACCGGGCAATGACTCACCCAAGCTCGGGTCTTCAGCGTGCGTTCGGGCAGATGTACAAGGCCACCGTCTCAAACGCCACCCGCCACATCGTGGTCAGCAACCCCTCCATCCCAGTTAACAAGCTGACTTTGGATCTGGCTGGTGCAGTAATCGACCCCGACACGAGCACAGTCAACTTCAAGCAGAACCCCATCCCCAACATGAGTCAGGTCTCCTTTGCGGTCAGGGAAACAAACCCTCGATCCGAAGTGTCCCGAAAGCAGGAAGCTATCCAGCTTTTGGACAAGAGGCTTACCGACCCCATGGGGGTCAAGTTGCTGGCTCTCAAGGAGGGCCTCGACTTTGCCATGTGGATGGACGAGGAAAAGGCTGCCTACGAAGTTGTAGTCCGTAACATCCTCACCCTTTACGGGTCAGGTGAACAACCACAGCAAATCATCATTACCCCCCACACGTCTCGACCCGACGTGCAACTTAGGGTACTGTCCGCATTCATGAGTGGTCCTGCCATGGGAGTCGCAGCTCCTGAAGTGCAGGACTCATTCAAGTCATACCGAGAAGCGTTGATCTCCTTTATGGGTCAGACACTTCCCTCCATGGTTCCCAACCCGGACGAGCTGGCCGAGATGGGACTTCCTCAACAGCAGCCTCAAGGGCCGCCCCAGCTTCAAGGAATGAATAATGCTCAGTGATTCAAACGAAACTCCTCAGGTTGAAAACGACGGCATCGAAGAAATCTCCATGGATACGGAGATCGAAATCGACGGCACCACATTCACCATTCAAGACCTTCTTGCAGCCCAGCAGCGTTCTTCCGAACTTGAACAGCAGGTTGGTCAGCTCAACGACTTCAAGTCCAGCACCATGCAGCTGATGAGCAACGAGGTCAGTGATGAAGGTCGTATGCGTGCGGCCCGCGTCGTGCTTTCCGAGTCAGGCTACAGCCCCCAGCAGATCGAGGAGTACATGTCTCAGTACTCGGACGCAGTCAATGGGGGGAGCGAAGAGCCCGAAGAATCACCAGAAGAACCCGATTTTACCGAGGGAGAAACCCAGATGAACTACCAAGACGAAGAGGCCCGCAGACAAGCTGAGGCGACCTCAGAAGAGCTTCGTCAGTACCGACTTTCAATGCTTCAGCGCGAAATGCGTCAGGGTGTAAACAATGCTCTTGACACAAACAAAGATGTTGATGTATTGTTGGGTCGCCTGAAGTCAGGCGACAATTCAGAAGCGTTCGATAAGGCACGATCCAGCTTCGAGGAGCAGGTTCACGAGCAAACGGTAAAGATGCTCCAAGACAGAAAGTCTCGGGAAGGCAACTTTAGCGAAGCTTGGGTAGGACCCACCGCTCAAGAAGCAACTGAGAAAGTGCTGAGCACATACCGGACGGTAATCGGTGACATCGACTCAATCGGTCGAGCACCGGAAACAGTCTCCGGGGAATCGACTTTTGCTTCCAAGCCTCCCGTGCCAGAACCAGAATTCAAGTCTGGTATGACTCGGGGGGACGTGGATACATCCGTCCAAAATTGGAATGCGGATGTACTTAGTAGGCTTGCAGAGGACTCCTCTGCAGGTGACGAGTCAAAAGCCTAACGGCTAATTTCCCAAGGACTATTTCAACATGGCTTATACAGTTACAGCCGACTCCCTTTTTAACACCCACAGCGGGCGTATTGAGGAAGTCATCAACAAGAACATCGGCGTGATCCTCCCGTCGATGGACCCCGCGTGGCGGGACACTATCGTTTCTCAGCAGGGCGTTGGCCCCGCATCGGCAATTGGCCGTGACATGCTTGTTACCAAGGTGTTCATGGGCTCCATGGCCGGTGTCGTCGATATGAGCAATAAGACAGTCACCAATGATTTCACCATGTTTGGTGACACGGATTCTGCTCTTAGTTCAAAGCTTCACCTGCAGAATCTCTCGCAGACCTTCCCTGATGCAACTCTGGGTGCAAATGCTACCCCGTACCGACTTCAGGTTCCCATGCGTGCAATCCACACCAACCTGATGATGACCCTTGGTGAGCTTCAGGCCGAAGCAACTCCGGCGTTCATCGGAAGCGTGATTGCTCCTAAGATGGAAGGCTTTGCTCGTAACATTGCTCAGACCGTCTGCAACACTTGGTACACCACCGAGAACGAAGAGTATCAGCTTGGTACGATTGCTACTGTTGCTGATGCTAGTACTGCTCATGCTGACGTGACTCACGCAGTAACTCTGACTTTGAGTGAAAAGGCGTATCATCGTTTTGCTGTGGGTATGCGTGTCGAAATTCTCGACGACACCGATACCCAGACCCATGACGATGCAACTACTGCTGCAAAGGTTAACGCTTATGTTTTGGCTGTTGATGAGGTGAAGGGGTCTTTGGTCATTGGTACCAATGACGACAACAACCTTGACGGTACTCTTGGTGCTGGTGATCGACTTATTGCAGCAGGAACTCACAAGGCTGCAACGGCAATCACCAACGATGGTGCGATTGCTGGTGTGAACTCGTGGTTCAAGAAGACGGGTAAGCTTCTTGGTCGTGATGCTATCTCTGGCAACAGCATCGACGTGGACACCCACGCCGAGCACAAGTCCTACATGAAGAGCAGCGTTGGTGCTCTGACTGAGCACAAGCTTCGTCAGTACCTGCGCGGTTTCCATCGTGCCAAGGACCGTTACGGAATGTACATCGACTGCCTGATTGCATCTGATGGTGTGTGGCTCAACTACGAGTCGCAGAAGATCGGACAGTACATGGTTGATCGTACTGGCCGTCCTTCGTCCCTCAGCTCTGAAGGTTCTGCAGACGGCTTCAGCTTCACCATGGACGGGCGTACCTACAAGGGTTACACCTCGAACTATGTTGAAGATGGCGCAGTTTACGGCATCCGTAAGGGTGGTCAGAACTGGAAGCGTTACGTTCCGCCGTCACCCGCTGGCACCCAGCGTGCAAGCGAAGTCGAGTCCTTTATCCCGTTCGAGTTCGTTGCTCCGGCACTCGGTTACTCGGGCATCAAGGCTCCGATTTCGAAGAGCGTCGGCAACTTCAGTCAAGTGACTGAGGGTGTGCAGCTCCCCGGTATGCTCCGAATGCAGCTGATTCCTGATCAGCCTTGCGGAATGAAGCTCACCGGCTGCAGCACTGACACTGAGTACGGCGAGTGATCTAGATTTCTCCCTTGAGGCGGGGGGAGGGGTGATTCGTTGCCCTTCCCCCTACCCTCATTTTTTACGGGATTACAAATGGCTACCAGCTATGAGTGGACCATCAATCAGGGGCAGGATGAAACTCTTGACATTACGTTCAAGGATTCAAGTGGTAGTCCCATCACGCTGCACGGGCTGAGCCCAGCAGTGACTGCTGAAATGCAGCTTCGAGAAGCGTTTACTTCATCGTCATCCAGCGCAAAGGTTTTGAGTGCTGCTACAGCCGCAACGGCAACCGTGACTTTTACGGGCGCAAACAACGTAGCTGATAAGACCTTGACGATTACGGACACAGCAGGGACGGGAAAAACCTTCAAGGTTTCCAGTTCCTCAACCGGCACCCAGCTGACTGCAGCTTCCACTGGCGTGCTTCAGATTCTTTCTGTTGAAGACAAGGCCAATGCTTCCGACGCAGCTACCGCTTTGGCTACAGGAATCAACGCTGCCTCCATTAACATCACAGCATCTGCTTCGGGAGAAGTGGTTACCCTCACTCAGGATGTAGCGGGTACGGCAGGAAACACGACGATTACTTCGTCTTATCCGAACGCAACCGCAATCAACTTCACTGGGGGGCTTGACGCTGACATCACCATCAGCAGCTCCACCACTGGGCTTGTGACTGTCTTGCTGCCGAACGCTACAACCGCAGCTTTGTCTGCTCCTGAGACTTATCTGTACGACATTGAGCTTACCAACTACCCGTCTGATGGTAGAAAGTTTCGCCTTCTTGAAGGTACGATCAAGGTCCGACCTGAAATTACGAGGTAAGCCGTGCCCAATACAGTAGTAGTCAGTTCTACTGATCCCCCCACAGTAACTGTTACTCCGGCAGACTCTCTTACTGTTTCGGTTACACAACAGGCTGGCCCTACGGTTGCGGTCAGCAAGACCGATCCCCCCACGGTTACGGTGAGTGCGACTGCTCCGGGATTCAGCGCGGCGAATGCGCGGGACTCCGTGTCAGCTACCAGCCCTCTTTCGTACAACAGCAGCACGGGTGTCTTTTCCTACACTGAAGCAACCCACGTATTGAACGACCTGACCAACGTGTCAGTGTCTTCTCCCGGTATCCACGAATACCTCAAGTGGAATGGTATAAGTGCTTGGGTTCCAGATGCTATTGAGATTGCCCACGTCACCAGCCTCCAATCGACGTTGGATGGTAAGGCTGCTTCTAGCCACACTCACAGCATTTCAAACGTCACCGACCTCCAAACCACTCTTGACTCCAAGAAGAACAAGGAAGTCATCGGAATCACGGTGGACGGAGGCGGTACGGTTCTGACTGCTGGGGTGAAAGGCCACAGGAGAATTCCATACGCCTGCACAGTGAAACAGATCAACCTGATCTGTGATCAAAGCGGCAGCGTATCCTTCACGATCAGAACCCGAGCAAGCGGGGCAATCACTGGAACCTCTGCCACGACTGACGTGGTTGCAGTGTCCAGTGCTCAGACCGCAGAGATTACATCCGGGTTTGATGACGCAACGATTGCGGCTGACGACATGTTTGAGTTTGAGATTACAGGAACCCCGGCTACAGTCACACGAGCTACTGTGATGGTTGAGCTAGAAGAAAGTTGATGAATGGCTTTCACCGAAAGATATCTCAACTACGACCTCAGCAGTGGAAGCAACGATGGCACGTCTGAAGCAAACGCTTGGCAGGATTTTGCAGCCTGCTTGAGCGGAGTAGCTGCGGGCGACAGAGTGAACGTCAAGCGCACTTCCTCACGGGCCAGCACAGGAAACATCACGTGGGGCGTAAGTGGAACCGCTACTGCCCCGATTCATATCAGAGGTTACACGTCTACCATCGGTGATGGCGGCATGTTTGAGATGACCCAGCGGTTCATTGTGAATGGTGAGCATGTCGTTGTTGAGGGCTTGGATATTGAAAATGGAGGTTGGACTCTTGGTCTATGGCTGTCTGGCGACTATACAGTTGCTTACCGTTGCAAGGTAACAAGCACTAGCACTGCAGGGTCCATCGCTCGTTGCAACGATGGTGCTTTCATCAACGTCCATGTTGCTGCTCCCATTGCTTCCAACGCTATTGTTGAGGCTTTGCGGGCAACTCTAGTTGGCTGTTACTTCCACGCAAATGGGGGGACGACCACATCAGGAGCTAGAATCCTCAGCCTGAATGCCAGCCACATCACCAACAACGTGATTGACTGTGTGTTCAAAGGCAACGGAGACAGTGACCTTATCGGCATTCAAATGACAGGCGACAACAACAAGATTGGTGGAGCCTTTATGAACAACGTCATTGAAAATTGCGGGATTGGCCTCCAGCTTTTGGAGGGTCAGGATGCTGCAGGCGTAGGCGTTACGGTTATCCAAGACAACATTGTTTACAACGGAGCAAAGGGATTCGAAAATCTACAGGGCACAAACACGTCAACCGCAGGGTTGTTCCTCAACAACAATGCAACCGGATCCCTCTCAGGCGCAGCCTACACAAACATGGGCGACGTGAACTACAATGCAATAACATTGTCTGCAAGTCCATTTGTAGATACCACAGACTACGAGCTAAACTCAACGTCTGGTGGCGGAGCCTTGCTTCGTCAACGCGGGGCACTCAAAAGCCTCTCCGACCCGAGTGTTGTTTCCCCTACTTCTTCCTCAAGAAAAACATTCCCCGACGTTGGTCCTATGGTGCGACCTACACCGGAAACCTCCCACGTCTTTTAGGTAATCAAAATGGCAGACATTACAGACCAAGAAGCTATTGCGTTCGCAAACAACTACATCCGGCCAATGTGCGAAACCCTCAGGTACGTCACGGTTCGGGGTGAGGATTGGGCCAAGAAGTGGAGCACTGTTAGCTCTCTCTTCCCCAATGACACAAGTGAGCTTCAAGATGGCCGCGATGCTGAGGGCATCTCCAAGCTGACAGGCCAAGACATCAACAATGTCGCTGTTGTGTTCAATGCCCTTCTCAATCTTATGGACGAGTCCGCCAAGACTGCAGTAGCAAAGCCTTGCGTTCGTCCCCTCCTTGCCTCCAACATCCCTAGCTCCTAAGGATTAGACCATGAAGTACACAGTCAAGACTGGCGCAATGCCCAAGAAGAAAAAGAAGATGAAGGTGAAGTCGGGAAAAGCGACTGCGGCTGCAAGCACTAAGCCGCCAAGGATGATGGGTGGGTATTGATGGCTAAGGATGCTTGCTATCACAAAGTCAAAGCTCGATACCGCGTGTTTCCCTCGGCCTATGCTTCCGGTGCTCTTGTAAAGTGCCGCAAAGCAGGGGCAGCTAACTGGGGCAACAAAAGCAAGAAGAAGCTCAAGGTCAAGAAGTAATGGCTACCAAGTTCAAGCTTGAAAAGTCAAAAGGTCTTCGTGGTTGGTTTGCTCGTAACAAGGGCAAGGGTTGGATTGATTGCAAAACGGGCAAGCCCTGTGGTCGGAAGTCTGCCACTGGGGGGAGCTCAAGACCCTACCCTGCGTGCAGACCAACCAAGGCCATGTGTACAACTGCGGCTAAAAAGAAGACAGGTCCTGCCAAGATCTCTTGGAAAAAGAAGACCAAAAAGAAGTACAAGGTGGTTAAGTAATGGCTGATAAGACTCAAATTTTGCTACGTCTTCTTTCTCGCCTTAAACCACGACGTAAAGATACATCGGAGTTTATGGACTTTAGCACGCGGACTGGACCTCCAGTAGAGCACTCTCCGATCCGTATTGACCGAAATGCTTTTACAAGCAAGCCGACTCGTCCAGACTTACTTTTTCTTGAGACCCCAGCTACAAAAAAGAAAATTCAAAAGCTTCTCGAAGCCCCTTATCCAAGCAAGAAGTTTGACAAGCTTTACGCTGAACTTATGAAAAAGACAAAGAAGAAGTAATGGCTGCAAAGATCAACAAGAAGACCATGCCGTGCAACAAGCCACGGAACCAGCGAACCAAGACCAAGAAGTTCGTGGTGAAGGCTTGCCAAAACGGTCAGGAAAAGATCATCCGCTACGGAGATGCTAATATGACCATCAAGAAGAACCGGCCTGCTCGACGCAAGTCATTCCGGGCCAGACACAAGTGTGCTACCGCCACGAACAAGCTCACTGCCCGTTACTGGTCCTGCAAGAAGTGGTAAGTTTCCAAGGGAGAAACCATGAATATCGAGATCCTTTACGATCCAAAGCAAGAAGCCGCCGAGAACTATCTTTCAATGGACGAGCGGCATGAGCTACTCCCGGACGGGGAGTGGATTCGTGCTGTCCGAAGAGCCACCAAGAGAGACCGGCTCTTTGTCTACCACCACAGTGGCACCGGCAACTTCGTCCTAGCCGAATGGGTGTATGACGATTCAGATGGCATTCGGGTCTGCATTGAACTTGAGACCATGCCCCACCCCCCAGACCTGTATCGTGAGGGTCGGCCCACCCTTGACCACTTGAGGTGGCGATGTTGCATGGCTGAGGACATGATCGAGAACATGCACCAGAAAATGAGAGGCCTCAGAAACAGGGAGCTTGCTGATCGTGAAGAGGGCAAGCTTGAGAAGTCTGATGCCATAAATCGCTTGAACCACATGGGTATGTTCGATGCGGCCCACCGAATGGAGATCGGTCAGGACCGCTACATCCCCGAGGCAATGGGGGGAGAATCCTTCCAAGCCGCAAAAGATGAGTTACAATCAATGGCACAATCTTCATCCCGCATAATCACCCACGGATAACCCCATGAGTAACCTCGTCAGAATGCTGAAGCTGGCCCGAGGCTTCAAGCCCGAACTCTCCACCCGAGAGGTTCGGAAGCTCCTCGAAGCCACCAAGAAGGAAGGCCAAGCTATGCGGATTGGCGACTATGACGAGGCTGATATGTACAGCATGAAGGTTGCCCCACTGCTGGACAAGCTCTTCATGGAAGGTACGGACAAGGTCACCAGACGGCAGAACATGGGGATCCGAGAGAACCTCGACGACATCCTTGACATGTTCATCAGAGGCGAAGGTAGATAATGCACGCAACCAACTCATTTCTGTACACGGTCATTGAGCGGATCCGAGGTTACTTGGATGACCCGGATCTGGATGCCAAGTACTCTGACGACTTCATGATTAGGCATGTCATCATGCCTTCAATGACGAGTGTGGTGTCGCGGGTAAACAACAGCTTGTCGAATCCTGTGGTGTGCAGGCTTCGTGTTTCGCTGGCTGCAGATCAGCAGTACTACCAGTTGCCCCCCACTGTGGGTGAGGTCTGGTCGGTATGTACCTATAACGCAGACACGGGGCGTGTTGAAAGAGATACGACTCCTCGGTCGTTTTACTCTCCTAGTGGTCCGAACTGGTCGCTTGAGGGTAACCAGCTCTCCGTGCGTCCGATCCCCAAAGAGACTCAGGACATCGACATTTTCTATACCCACTCAGGTGACATAATGCTTCACTATGGTGAGGCAGGAAAGCTGACTTCTGATTCGGACAGAAATGCAAACACTTTGGAGTTGGGAACCGCTACGCTTGGGGCTCACGATTTGAGGCCAAATGCTTACGCAGGTTCAATGCTTCGCATCTTTAGTAGTGGAGCAAGCCCGAATACTGTTTCTGTTGTTGAAGAACGACTCATTGAAAGCAGCACAATTAGTGCTGCCAAAGGCAATACCAACCTGACGTTGACGACTCGACTGCCATTCGACTTTCACTCGGACTCTTCTGCAGTCAAGTACGAGATCGCACCGTTTGGGTTGCAGGCCATGTATGAGGCGGTCGCTGCAGCGGGATCACTGAAGCTGGCTGCCTACAAGAAGGTCAGCGGCACTCACTACCAGATGATCCAGATGCAGTACAAGGATGCGATGAAGACTGTTTGCGATCACTACGCTAACATGCAAATGCGTCTGCCCAAGCACTGGGACAAGGACACTTGGGACAACCACGATAATCTGCAGGTGCTTCCCTAATGTACGACGGTGCTCTGTTTCCAACTCCAGTAAGTTCCTCTCAGGAACCTCCTTGGAATCAGTCAGGCTTGAGCCCTACTCTTGGTGGTAGGCTCTCTGACTTTTGGGGGCAGAAGATCAGGTTTCCGGGCAGGTTTCCTGACAACGCACCGGGCATCTACAACGGTCCTGTTTCAATGGCGGGTGGTTACCCCAGCATCAATCAGGGTACTCCTTGGCCTTCATTCCAGCTGACCATCCCCACCCCCAGCGGCGGTAGTGGTAATCCAGTCCCGGTCGGTATGGACCCGGTCGAGACTCTTGAAGAGGGTGGCCTCATCGGAGGTAGCTCCGACCAGCGCGGTGTCATTAGCGTAGCCACTTCTGGGGGTGCGGGTCAGGCCATCCTTAAAACGGCAGCAGGGGAGGGCGAAGAAGCTGTAGTCAAAACAATTCAAAGTACCGATACTTCCCGCCTTACCGTTGCTTCAAGTTCTGACAACAACACCATTAACCTTACGGTAAACGATACGTCAGTCAGGTCAGTCACTGCTAAGAACAACACGATTGATGTGACCACCACATCAACTGAGTTCCAAGTAAAAGCTCAGTACGCCCAGACAGCTCAAACAGGCAACCTTCTCAAAATCGGCAACACTGCTGACGATGACGAAGAAAAGGACGTTCGTCTCTACTTTGGCGTAGCTTCCATTACAGGATACCGCTCAGTAGAAAAGAATCGGTTTGCCTACCTTTTCCAACGTCGAGCGGGAGACATTCCGGCTACAAGCAATACGTCGGGGGATAGTCCCGGCACAGGAGACGTGTACGCTTACAACTTGGCAGAAGTCCCAGTCCTTACCAGCACTTACAACACCAGAAGAGCATCTACAACCCAAGAGTTTTTCGTGGGGGGAGTGGACATTAGTGCAAAGGCTACCACTAACTACCCTGCTGACTTTGCGCCAAGGGCGTTTGACTCAACTGAATTTCCCCACTCAAGTGGCACCACAACGATAAGTGCTTACTCTCCAATGGTGTTTTTGTGGTGGGACAAGGACAAGACACTGGCTGATTACCTTCCTGACGGAGCAGACAAGACTGTGCCTCAGTGTTGGTTCCAGATGCAGATTGCCCATGATGGAGTCTGTGACGGATGACCCATCAAGTTTGCTGCTGCAACAAGCCTGCTAATGAAGACACTGGAGTTTGCAATTGGCCTCCGCCTCCCCCCAAAGAAGGGTACAGCGGGTCGCAGATTTGGGTAAAGCCCGTAGAGGCTTCGTTTCAAATTCCCATTGGGTTAGTGGGAAACATTACGAGCATCACAACTGCTTTTTATTGCGATAAGGAATTAGGGGGCCCTCAGTGTGGTGGCGGAGAACTCCGGTTAGACGAATGCAATGGCTGTCCTTCTCAGATTTTTCCGGGTGTTCCGGGCGATGATCTTGGTTGGGTTCAGGGTGAACAGAATGGGATTTGTAATTGGTCTCTTGAAGATGGATACAGAGATTTCAGCTACCTAATAGGAATCAAAGTCCTTCAAGAAGGAGGCTTTGTAAACTGCAATGTCTCTTGCAACTGCTCAGGGGACACTTGTGCTAACGATTGCGCGAATGAGAGGTACAACTGTGATTGTTGTCTTTCAGACCAAGGTGATTGTGGCGTAGGCGGCGGTTGTTTGTGGGGTACAATAGGTTTTCGGTGCGGTAGTGGAGGCGGCTGCTCTACTGAAGGCTGCACACTCGACACAGATGGGTGTTGTCCTCTTCTGTGCGGAAAAGGAACAGCAGCGGTTAGGCGATTTAACCAATCTACGGTTTCAGGTTGCGTTCCTATTCTGTTTAGGTGGACAGGAACAGCTGGAGTTTCAGGATCTCTTAGTGTTTATGGTCCTTCTGGGGGTACCTGTAGAGATTTTCGAGGGGGATTTCCGGGAGAACCTATAGAGGTAGATCAGTTGTGTTGTTCTACTGGCCCCGACACACCAGAAGCTTTACGTGGTCCTTGCCACGCTCAAGAAAACAATTGTCCTGCAAGCAGTCTGTCAAACATTCCTGATGTGGAGTTGTTTTGTGCCGACACTCTTTACGAAAATGGACAGACCACTTTTGGGTTTGAGGGGATAACTGCAGACTTTTTCCAGTACCCCGCTAACCAAACAAACCCCATCCCCATAGCGGCAAGCTCAGGCAAGACGCTTATGTCTATTGAGTTTGAAGTATCTGACAACTACGACATTGAAAACCTTGAGGTTGTTGTTGATGGCGGCGGTGGTGGTTGTGTTCCTTCCGAAGGAAAAGTCTACAAAGCTGGAAACGCAAACAACCAAGTTCTTTTTGATGCTGACCGACTTACTGTTAGGTACCAGTACAAGGTAAAGGTTTTTTACGAAGGATTTCCTACTCCTACTGGGATCAACTTTGTGCCTGCACGGGTTTATATAGTGGCTCCCGGAGGTCTCGAACTGGCTAACGGTGATTTTGCTCAGGTAGAAATAACACCTAACGCTGGAGACTTTGGTAGCTTCTTTGTTTCTACAGACACGGCGGACTGGACGGAGATACCACCCCCATGAGCATTCCTAACTTTATCGAAGAAGACTTCAACCCAAGAGACCTTCCCAATCCTGAGATTCCCGAGCAACCTCAGTACGTTCCGGGGTCACGCTGCACTCAATGCGGAAGTGTTGGACTTGGGGACTTGGTTGAGACATTTACCAAGTACACTGGTATCAAGCTGGTCGTATCCAAGATCAGCAAGAAGACGAAGAAGGACTGTGGCTGCAAGGGCCGCAAGACTCGTTGGAACCGGATTCGACTCAGAAGCCCCATCAAGGTGCTGAAGTAGGTTAGACCATGAATAGAAAATCAACTCAGTGGACATACGCGACTACTTCAACATCTGAAGATAAAAGTCGCCCCCGTAGCTCCACCCGGTTTGACCGGGCGTTTGAGCTTGTTGGGGCGGATGGGTCAGTCGAGGGGGGCTTGCGCCCCTTGGCTGGTTTCCGAAAGGTCAGAGACTTCGACTTCTACCTCACCAGTGGGGTGTCAACTCTCTACCAGTACGACTCAAGCGCAGAAGTAATCGACTTCTTTCCTGTTACCTTCCGAGTCAACAACAGCTCGGGCGACGAGGGCTACTGTTACGGTTACGTCTATCGGGTTCAGCAGACGGGCAAGAACACCACAGTCTGCATCGAGTACTTCAACAGCCTCGCGGGTGCTGGGGGGAGAAAAGGCCGTTGGTTTACGCCCGGAAATACTGCTCAGAATGCACCGACTATTATCTCGGACTCGACAGGAACCATTGACGTAGGTGATGGCCCAAGCGATATCGACACTCCTACGAGTGCTCCTGTGGGCGATCCTTCAGACAGCAACAACACTCTGTTTCTTACTGATAGGTTCCCCGCTGACCGGAAGATGTCCGTCTCTGTGTGGGGCAGATTCGTGTACATCTTCTGCGAAGGCCATAACCCGGTTCTTTTCTACGTTGATGACAATGCAAACTTTGACCCCAAGACAATTGGTGCTCGAACTGCAGATCCCCAAGTAGGTCCGGGTAAGCAGCCCAAACTCAAGAAGGACCTCAACGTCATCGGAGTAGCTCCCCCTGACGACTTGGGCGGAACTAACCTTGCTCTTATTCACATTGGAGAGGAAGCAGACGGAGTAGCTAATACTCTGTACAGGGCTACGGACAGTGACTTTCCTGCTATTGCAAGGATTGTTGCCACAACTGAATCTGATCTTGAGGACATTAACTACGGAAACGTAGATACTAACCCTTCTTACTTTAATAGTTCGACGGGTGATCCAGCAGACACAGTAAACGCTGATGCCCACCTGTTTGAGTATGGCGATTACTCGTTTGCCTACTACTTGTTTGACACCAGAACGAACAGACGATCAGCACTGTCTCAGGTGTGTGAGGCAAAGAAGGAAGACTTCCCGAGTAACAACTCTCGGTACCTTGGTCTGGACATTCGATACGACGCAACCAAGTACAACCAAGCTTACGTCTATCGGTCAGTCAGAATGCAGGATGGAGGAGGCACCTACATTGGGGGGATCCTCCACCTTGAAGCAATCATCGACCTGAACTCTTGGGGTGTTGAAAACGGGCCTGAAGCCAACGGTACTACTGAGGATCCGTCAGCAAACAACTCCAGTACCACCACAAGAACTGCGGTCTACTGGTACCAGCTAAACGATACTTCCTTGGTTTATCAGGACATCTACGTAGACAAGTCGATCTACGACGAGGTCATGCCCAAGGGTGGTTCTTCCCTGCTGTACGAAGGCACCATGCTCGTCAGTAACATCAGGGATCAGCCTGCAAGCACGACGATTGAGGCAAGACCGGGCGACAACTATCGAGGGCTGGGGGAGACTCGATGGTCTTCCGTGTATGAGCTTTCTCCTGAGTTGTTCCCCCCACTGAACCGTTACGTGCCGGACATGCCGACAAATACGGTGGACAAGTTCCTGCCTGTGGGTCCTGCGGTGATTGGGTTCTCTCGGGATCGGGTGTACTACATCATGAAGGAGGGTGCATTCCTCCGTCAGGTGGAAGCGCACAAGGGTCTCGGGGTGGTGAACCACAGGGCTGCGGATACTGTGGGTCCGATGGCGTACTACCTTGCGTCTCAGGGCTTGAAGGCCATCCACATGAATACCCAGATCGACGATGTCAATGTGCTCGACAAGTTGATCTCGGAGGACTGGGCCAAGTCTTCGGACAAGTTGATTGTGTCCTTTGACCCCACTCAGATGTGCGTCTTTGTGTTCAATCCCGACTTGGATCAGGTTGCTTGCCTGTGGTTCAATACCGGCAAGGTAACTGAGATCCATGATGCCACGTTCTCGTTGTGTTCTCGGGGCCACTGGACTTCGGTTCTGTCCGACAGCACTGCTCGGTTGGAGGAGCGGGTTCTCTGGGTGATGAACCACCCGACAGGAACCGCATCCGACAACACAGACTTCAAGGCTGGCATCTGGATTCTTGACAACAAGCGTCAGAACCTGACAGAAGACAACAAGCCAATGGTCAGGATGCTCCAGAGCACCTGTGCCAATGCCCAGCACGCAGTCAACTCCGTGAGTACGGCAAACAGCACCATCACCTTGGCTACTACTGCGGGTGAGGAAGAGACCAGCACGGACCTAGTGGGGGGATTCGTTTATGTGACTGCCAACAAGACCAGTGCTGGGGCGGTGGGGACTACCATCACTCCGGGCTTGTCTGGCATGAAGGCCAAGATCATCAAGGTCAGCGGCGATATCCTGTTCCTTGATGCGACCCAGTTTGCAGCAATCTCAGCGGTCTCTAACAACTGGGCTGATGTGGGCATGGTCTCGGTCTCCCCCATGTACTTCCGATATGTGGGTCCTCCAGTCACCAGCTTTGCGGGCAGTGAGCTGAGACCTCCCGGCGGAAACAACGTGTTCCGGGTCAAGCACCTGTCTTCTCTTGGAGCTTACTTCTCGGATGTGGCTCAGCGTGGATCCCTTGATACGGCCACCAATAAGGCGGCATATTGGAGGGCGGGTCTGTATGAGGGGGACAGCACTACCTTCAAGACCAATGCTCTGCCGATCGACCGAGACGGGGATGTGATCGAGGCAATCAAGGAGGGAGACCCTGATACCTACGCTGCGTTCTACGACCTGAACGAAACACAGCTGAAGGGAAAGCATGGTTTTCAGGCTTTCTCAGTATCTCCCGCTTTGGAAATTTTCTGTGCTGATGTAGACTACAGGCTAATTCAGCTGCAGGCTAAGGGTACAATAACTGCGACTAACAGTGCAGAGGTGGCAACATAATGGCAGAGCCCAACGACTTCTACAATCAATTCAGAGGCCAGTATGGTGGTCTTTTTGACAATGCTTTTGGGAACAATCCGGGTGCTTTGGTCAGTTATCGTCAAGGTGACACCAATCGGCAGGACGGGTTCTACTCAGGAATGAACCAGCAGGCTCCGTTCGGGTCGTCTGGATCCAACCAGCCCAGCCAACCTCGACGAGCGGACACCTACAACTTTGGTGATTCCCGCATCGAGATGGGGGGAGTAGGACAAAGCTACAACTCCCAGCAAATGGGTTCGTTCCTTGACATCCCAAGCAGCATGTTGAATCAGGTGGGCGCAGCTGCTCTGTCCGACCTTGCCAACACTGAAGATGCTGTGCAGCAGAACTTCATGGCTCGTCAAAATCAAATTGACAACATGGAGAACCTGCTTAGTCAGATTCCAGAAGAGTACTCGCGTCAGGCTAAGAAGGGTTCTGACCGGATCATTGCTGCGTCTGATCAGTACCGTGAAGACATTGAAGGTGTCTTTGATGAGTACGAAGATCGAACTGCTGAGCAGATGTCAGCGGCTTCTCTCGGTATGCAGCGGAATGCTGAGTCTCAGTCTAGGTACATTGAAAATGGAATGAACCCGGACGGCACTCGAATGACCCCCCAGCAGCAGCAAGCTGCACGGGAGACAGCTCAGTTCCAGAACAACCAGCAGCGACAGGTTGCCCTTGGTCAGATGTCAAACCAATTCAATGAGTCTCGATCCCAGATGAAGATGGCTGGGTACGGACAGGCTGCTGCATTTGGTACTGCTGCGGCACAGGCTGCATCCCAGTATGAGCAGATGGCTCTGAGTGAGGCTACCAAATACCTGTTTGATGGAAGGCAGGCCGTGTACAACATGGTCGCATCCAACCCCCACACAGTTGTGTCCAAGTTCGATACGTATGCAAACCTGTATGCTCTCCAGCTGAGCTCACCGGGTATCTTCAACCAGCCCGGTATGATGAGCGAAGAGTTTATCCAGCGGTCACGCGCCGGTCAGATCCCAGTCTAAGGTAACCCATGAGCCGAATGCCCCAGCCCAACTCTCCTATTGTTTCCGCCGTTAGTGGGGAAGCAACTGATGCTGTCAATCGTGCGGTTGCTGCAGGCAACACGGAACGATCACTGAAGGCCCAGAAGGAAGCTCAACAGGCTGCCGCTGAGTCTCGTGAAAAGCAGCAGCTTCTTCAGCTCCAACAGACCAAGGAGCTGGCTGAAAGGAAAATGTCGTTTGATCGGGAGCAAGCTGCTACAAGCAATCAGCTTACCCGAGACCAAATGGCACAAAGCCAGCAGCAGTTTAGCCAGCAAATGGCTCTTAGAAAAGACCAAGCTGACCAAGCTAAAAAGCAAAATGAACTGGCTAGAGCAAGCCAAGCATACGAGTTGGAACTTAAGGCTCTTGAGAAAAAAAGAGAAGTACAAAGAGGCAAGCTTACTAGAGAACAAGCTAAAAGAGAAAGTGAACTCCGGGAACAAAAGACGGATTCTGAAGCTCAGGCTGCAATTCTAGGTATTGCCATTGGCTCAACAGAAACTGACCTTAAAGAAAAAATGGAGTTCGTTAGAGAACGTGCGCTTGAAGATCAGACTGAACTAGGTGATCAAATTGAACGAGGAGCCCAAGTAGGTAGAGTTATTGCTAATGACCTTGCTTTGGACCCAGAAGCAAATCTTGAAGGCATTAACAGAAACAATGTCAGAGGAGGTGAAAACCTTCTGTTTATCTTTAACGACACAGACATCATCTCACAAAGAAATAACCTCCTTGAGTACGCTTACAACCTTGGTGTTAGGAACATCAAGACTAAAGACGGGGAGTTTATGGACATTAACAAAGGGCTGGCCGTCAAGAACGTTGAACTTGGAGTTGCTAGTCTAGGTTTTTCTGAGTTGGGAGAAAGCTTTAGTGCTCAGAGCATTCTTGAAAGCCCTGAGTTTCAAGAAGCACACGAAGCAGAAGTTATGCGAGATCTCAAAACTAGCGTCATGAAGTCTTTTAGGACTATGGCAGGTAGTGATTTCAACGCTGATGCAATGAAGGCTGCTCTTGATACCCTTGCCGCTAATGGTACAGTTCAAGATGTAACAGAGCTTGTTCGTCTGTCGGGAGTTAGCGAGGTGGCTTTTGCTGCTGCCCTAAACGAACTTGGGGATGGGCTAAGAGAGCGGTCAACTGATCTAGCAGCGCAGTCAAGTGGATTTGGTGGAGAAGCAGAGCGTTCCGGTTTTATGATGGGGCTTGATCTTGAAACTGACTCAGCAGATGTTGATATAGCAAAGGGTCCTCAGCAAAGATTTCTTGCTGAGCAATACCGAGATGTAGCATCATCACTTACTCAGTATGGAACATCTCTTCAAAATCAACGTCTTGATGACCAACGAGCAATGATGAAAGCAATTGACAAGATTGAAAGGGGACTTGAAAGTCAGAACCTTTTGACTCTTGATATTCCTTCTCTTGTGGGCTCTGACAAAGATCTTGCAACGACTATCCGAGAAAGCCCTATTCTTTCTCGGTTGGACCCCGATGAAATTTCTGAACTTCAGGATCTACTCGGCAATGCGCGTGAGTCTTTTGTCTCAGGTCTTGATCTTGATCAAGGACCTCCTGAATTTACCACGCTAAGGGGTTTGAGAGATTCAGCTGCCGAAACCGATCTTGATGTGGCTAGGCAGAGGGCTGTTATTGAAGGACTGCCTGCAGAACTCGACCAACTCCTGCTCGGTGTTGACGATGCCCCTGCTGTTCAAGCCCAGCAAACTAATGTTGATGCAAGACTAAACGCTCTTAGGAGTCTTTTCTGATCATGGCTCAGTGGAAAGAAATGTCCAAGCTCCTGACTGAGATGGTTGCCGACTTCGGCAAGGGGGCTGTGACATTCGAGGGTGAGAATGCTTTTGGTCTTGCGGTGGACAAGGGGCTCAAGTTCAAGGACCTCGGTCTTGAAGACCACGAGGTTACTTGGGACAAGCCTGTCACACCCAAGATGGTGAGGCGGTGGCTGTGGACACTCCGCAAGGAAGAAGCACTCGAAACCCCGAACGTGTTTGTGTGGGCTCTCAAGGGAGAAGACACTACAGTGGGGGGACTTGGCTCCCTCGTAGACTCAAACGACAACACCGGAATTGCTATTGAGGTGACCGATGGCTGAAGCTGAAAAACAAAGAGTCCTTAAGTTTAAAGGCCAAACAAAAGACCTTGCTAGTGCTACTCAAGCTGAAGTAAAAGCTGCCTATGAGAAGCTGATAAAGCAGTACGGTGCTCCTGCTAACATTCCGCATAGTGCAAGACAAAGTTTTTTGAGTCGGTACAAGCGGTCTGACGCGCTTAATAATCTCCCGAGCAATACGTCAAAAGCCAACACAGCTGCTGCTATGTCTACGCTGGCAAATAGGTTGGGACTCAACATTAAGCCTAAAGAAGCTGCTGTAAAAGCAGCTCAAGCCAAGCGTGCAGATCGCAGGCAGGGCAAGATGGCTAGTGAGTACAAGGAAGCTGGGGGGAGAAACCTTCCTGATGAGAAGGAAGTGGCTGCTGGTAGAGAGCGTGCTGCTAAGCGCAGTCTTCGAGGACGACCTGCACTCCGACCTCAACCTACCCAAAAGAAAACTAAGAAAAAGACTAGGAAGAAAACACCTAAGTCTGGAACTCTGAAGCCAACTCCTGAGCAGATGAGAGATGCGGGCGTTGGTGTTTTCCCTAAGTCAGAGGAAAAGTCTAAGTCCAAGTCCAAGTCTTCTTCTGGCAAGATGAAGGGTAAGAAGGTTTCCAAAGGTGCAAAGGCTGCGAAGGCTGCAAAGGCTGCGAGTAATGTTGCCAAGGTTGGGCGCATGGCTGGGTTGGCTCGTGGAGCTGGTGCTCTGGCAGGTGGTCCTCTTGGCATTGCTCTTACTGCTCTTGCTGCCCTCCCCCTACTAGCTGCAGAAGACGTGGGTCGAAGTCGTACCCAAGCAAAACAACGTAGAGCTGCATCTGATAGTTTGGCTTCCGAACAAATTGCAGCTATGAGCCAATTGCTTTCTGGTCAGAACCAACGATTTGCAAACCAAATGTACAACCAACAACTTGAGTCAGGACTAGATCAAGTTAAGACAAGTCGTGCGGTTGATCGTCAACGCCAGATGAGCCCACAACTTTTGGCTCTACTGGCAGGTGAAGAAAATAGGCTGTCAGGTATGCGGGGCGAACGAACTCTATCCTCTGCTGATGTGGCCTCAATGTTCGGGGGTAACTAAGTGGCTATTCCAGCGGCGTTTGCTTCGATTGGTAGAGGTCTTCTTGGCGCAGGCAAAGGCGTAGGTACCGCTGCTCAGTACGTTACTGCTGGGGGGAAGTACAAAGACGTTGGCCGTGCAATGATGAACCCTCTTGCCAAGGCGGAAGAGGGTAAGCGCAACCCGCTGAGCTACATCGGGGGTGCTGGTATTGGTGCTGGCTTCCTTCTTCCCATGTTCTTTGGGGACAGGCAACTTACTGACCAGCAGCTACTTTCAGACTTCCCTGAACTTGAGCTTCAGCGTAAACAGGCAAGAGCCCAGCAACGAGCTCTAAAGCTTCAGCAGATCAGAGACCGTGAGCGGCAACGTGACATTGAAAAAAATGAGCGTAAGCTTCAGCAAATGGCACCCGACCTGTATAATCGCATCTCAGCGGGAAGGTACCTTCCTTCCGGTGCTGTCGTAATTGGTGGGGTTCCGCGTCGGGATCTCATTCGAGAACTTGCCGAAGCCATGGGCGACGGCGCATTTACTCCCCCCACTGAGGGGCAGGTCGGGGTCAACGACCTTCTTTCCTAAGGATTAGACACATGGCAGGCGAAAACATTCTTGATGTGACTTCTTACCCGGATCAGTTCCAGACTCTTTCTATTGTTGTGACTGGTGTTGGTGCGAAGTTGGCGGACGGTGACGACTTTGTTTTGCACTACGCAGAACGCAATCTGGTTGTTGATTCCGTATTTTTCATCTGCCCTGAGGCGGACGCTAATGACACTTTTCAGCTGAAGAGACTTGATGCTGCTGCTGATGGGACGTATTCAACTGACCCAGACTCGGCGGGTGCTGCTCTTAGTTCTGCAGTTGTTGTTAATGCTGCATACACCCCAGTGGATGGTGTTGTCAGCGCAACTGAAAATTATGTTCCTGCAGGTTCAATGATTGCTTTGAACGTTGAACCCGGTAATGCTGGCACTGAGCATGATACGGTTACTGTAGTCATTCGGTTCCGCACCCGTATTAAGTAATAAAAGGGTAGGATGTCATCCTTTCCCCAGCCATTTGATCCGATCCGGTCATACGACAAACCGGATGTGTTTCTCACGCAGTTGTCTGATGGTGAGGCTTCGTTCGAGTCATTGCGTCGAACGATTCTGAGCCCAGATGACTTGTCCCTTGAAGAAAGGGACACCTATGTCAATGACATCAAAGATGCTCTTGGCAACAATATGCTCACGAACACCATGGTGGACATCGCCACCAACCCGTTCGTGCTGCTGTCCTTTCTTGTGACTCCCCCCGCAGGGAAGGCTTTGCGTTCTACGGGTCGGTTGTTCTCCACCCAGAACTGGAACCGCTACCTACAAAACGAAGGACTGGCATTTCGCATCCTTCATGCTCTGAGGCTTACCCCCACAACCAGTCAGCTTCATGGCACTCCTGCTGGTCCGATCATGCAGGAAATGGCTACTGTCCTTGAGGACCTTCAGAAGTTGGAACTCAAGACTGTATCTCCTGCAATGGAGAATGTGATCAACCGTATCGAAAAGACAACGGGTGTTCGTGTAAACACTCTTGACCCGGACCTCGAACGGAACCCACAAGTCAAACAAATCCTCCACGAAATCAACGATGCGATGAGCATCAAGATGCAGAAGTGGGACGTACCTGACCGTGCAGTCACTCGGCCTGACCTGACTCCGTTTGGCGAAAAGGATGTGCGTCTCAAGTTTGCACGCATTCAAGACATGTCTCCTGATGGATCACGGATCGGTCAGTTTGCAGAGCCCACTACTCTGGGCCGCAAAGAGATACGTCGTCTTGCTGAGATCAACAACAAACGAGACAGAGCAATAGACAGGATTTACGCTGAGTACGGATCAGGAGATCCCGACGAACTCAGGCGGGTACTGGAAGACGAAGTTAGAAGCAGCAAGTACCTGACCAGAGAAGCAGACAAAAAAGACTGGTCTCGTTCATTTAGAAATCGCATTGTTGAAGATGCCGAGATTGCAAGAGACGCTGATCAACGTCAACACTTCCACTCGTTGACTCAAGGTAGGTTTGTCAGTACATCAACAAAGGGACATGCTCGGGAACTTATAGAAGGTAGAACTCCTGAGTTGGTTGAAGAGTCTGACATAGTTCCCAACCTGTTTACAAGTCCTCAGCAAAAGGCAAAGCTTGACCAAATAGTCAACGACTACGGTTTGGATGAGTACCTTGATGCGATGAAGGAGTTCAGGAGGGACCGCCTGATCAAGTTGTTTGGCAAGGAAGGTCTGGAGAACTTTGTCGTTGACCCCAACAAGGTGACACGAATTGGTCACGCAATCGCTGCCAAGTCAGAGAGTGCGGGCGAAGCCGTAGGCTTGTTCAAGATGATTGATGACGTTACCGGCAACTTCTTTGACGATGATGTCATGGGTTTCATGAGGACGGCTAGAAGCTCTGATCCTCAAGCAGACGTTGCAATAAAAGCCCGAGAGCTCTGGAACAAAATGCAGGGCAAGTTGGCTGAGTTTACTGAGCGTGGGTTGCGAGACAGAGAAGCTTACGTACCTAGAAACATCATCAAAACCATAGGCAGAGATGGTGAAGAACTTCCTGTCGAAGAGTTGGGCTTTGACAGAAAGCAGGCAGACTACTTTCTTGGTAAGTCAGCACAGACACGGAAGCGGTTTGTTGGCTTTTGGGATCCTGATGATCTGAGGAGAATGCGGGATACCTTCGGGTCAACTGATGACCTCGACACCATGATCGACGATCACTCTAGGGAAGTGGCAGCACTTCTTGATCGCCCAGAAAAACGAGCCTCCACTTACCGCATCAACTTCCAAGAGCAGTTCAGGCGGTACTCCCACCGATCCGCTTTGACCTACACGATGCACATTGCTCGTCCGCGTAGGGGTGTGTTTGCCGCACTTGAAGACACACTCACTCCCGAGGTTATCGAAGCCAAGCGTAATCAAACCAGACAGGGTAAAAAGCTAACTGGTTGGGCAAACCTGAGGCAGGGACTTGACGAAGAACCCGCAACTCTTGCTGACCTCTACGACAAGGTGAGTCCTTCGGGTGTTCCCGGTGTAGCTTCCAACATCGACCTCGTCACAAAGCTTGAACCGCTGGGGGGAGTGAGCCTTCTCGACTTGCTTGAAGGTTCAGTCGAGTCCTTGGCTGACACACGAACTCGTAACCTGATTACGGAAAACGTGCTTCCCACTATTACTGGGCGAAGGCATGTTTCTGATGTAGTCAACGAGGGCGTGACCAAGTTCATGGAAAGCTCCATTAACGGGTTTGCCAATGGAACTCTGGGTAAGGCCATAGAAAAAACGGGAGAGCCCGGTAAGAAGTTTGTCGGTCAGATGCGGGACTGGCTTGAAGACCCCACCCGAAAAGCTCTTAGGAAGAATGCAAACTACACGGGTGGTCTTTCGCGTGGACTGTACGCATCCCACCTCGGTCTGAACTTGGGCAGCATTCAGCTCAACATGCTTCAGCCTCTGACCATGGGTATGCCCTTGGTTGGAGTGGGTCCGACCATGAAGGGTTACGCCGACGCATTCAAGCAGATGGTGTCTTACGCAAGTGACCGTGCAAAGATGCCTGCTCGGATGACCGACCCACAACGCGCAGAGCTCATGAGAAAGCACTTCACTGAGCGCATGACAGTGGGGGGTGTAGAGAGAGACGTGGACTTCAGCGAACTTGCTGACATCGGCAAGTCTGCGTTCCACATGGTGGATGAGGCCAACCTCCGCAGTGGTTATCGGCAGAAGGAGGGTGGGCTCAAGTACTGGTTGTTCGAAGGGGTGATGAAGCCATTCGAAAAGGCTGAGTGGTTCAACCGACTCACCATGGCTCACGCATCCAAGCACGCACGCATTAGTGCAGGCAAGCTGAACAGCCTTGAGGACTTGGGTCGAATGAAGGATGACACCATGAGCTTGGTTCAGAGAACCCAGTTCGGTAGTGATCCAATCAACCGCCCTGAGATCTTCTACTCAGCGTACATGAACAACCCTCTGGCTCGTCAGTTTCTGCAGTTCCCCATTCGTCAGATCACGGGAACCCTGCTGAACCCCGGCGAGATGGGGGGAAGTGCATTCCAGCACGCAATCAAAGCGATGGGATACAGTGCCATTGCATACGAGGTTGGCAAGAACGCAAACCTTGATCTGTCTCGTGGCCTGTTTGCCGGGTCCATCGTTGACACGTTCGGGGGGGACAGGTTCTTCCGAGAAAGAGACCCAACGGGTGCTCTGGTTTCGAACTTTGTTCCCCCTGCGTTGGATGTGGTGATCAACGCAGCGCAGGCTATTGGCACTCAGGACTTTGAGTTGCTTGCTGAAACCATTCCTCGTGTGATTCCGGGCGGTGTTGCTGTAAGTCGTGCGTTGGGTGTTGCCAATCAGGTTCCGGGTGCGATTGGATTCCAGCGTGAGTTCGCCAACTGGGGCAAGATGGAGAATGGTCAGGTCCCCGTGTACAAGGCGGACGGACGATTCGTTGGCGGCTTCGACCCGACTACCCTGCTGCTCCGTTCGTTTGGTACGGATCTCCGGTCAGTAAAGGAGCCACAGCAGTTGAGTGGTTTCTTGCTCCGCAACCGAGAACAGATGAGAGAGTACAGGCGGAAGTGGATTTCATCTGTGTTGGGTAACAATGTGGGTGAGGCTGAGCAGGTAAAGGCAGAGTTCGAAGGCCGGTTCGGTATGCCGCTAACCGTCACTAAAGCCCAGATGAAAAATGCGATCAAGCTAAGGGAGAGGTCTGTGGTGTCGAGGATTGCTGATACCATGGAAGTTGCAGCTAAAGAACGGTACAACCAGTTTGTTCCTGACAACTACTTTGACAAGGCTCCTGAACCTGAGGTGGATGCTCAAACCGCCCAGTACATCTGGAGCACCCTACAAGAGAGAAAAGCCCCACGGATCGGGGAGTCAGGAATCCAGTAAACCGGAAGTACCAAGGGTCTCTCTCCTTTATGGGGGGAGAAAGACAATAAAGAGAAGGACTACATTGGAATGTCTGGTCTCGCCAAAATAGCGGTCATCTCCTGCACCCACTGTCCTTTCATGCCCGAGGAAACCAAGGACTGGATCCTCAATACATTATCGGACATCAAGGGGCTTACCCACTTCGGACATCTGGGGGATCTGTTCGAGGCGGGGGCGGGATCAATCCACGCCAACGAGTATGACCATACCCTGCAAGATGAGTACGAATCGGGCTACAAGCTCCTGAAGGACCTGAGAGGCGTTCTCCCGGCTTCCACCAAAACGTGGTGCAACATGGGGAACCACGACGACAATCTCCTTACAGAGGATCCTAGACGGGTTCCAAGGGAATTCAGGGATCTGGTGGACTGGAGGAAGCACCCTGAGTACGGGGAGGAGTTCAGATCGTGGGAGTGGACCCCCTACGAGAAGTCCCCGGCGGGGTGTTACAAGGTGGGCCAGTGCATCTTCTATCACGGGTTTGATGCAGGCCAGTCTTCAGACGAGCTGGAGGGTCTCCAGTTCATGAACTTCATGGGCGGGTACTCGAACCTGCTCATGGTCCGTGGGCATACTCATCGCCCTGTTCCCCCCACTCAGATGCGGAGGACGGCTAGGATTCCCCTGCCGTGGTGGTATGCAAATGTGGGGACAGCTGGGCCGCTCAATCCGGGATGGATGAAACGCAAGGACACCAGCCAGTGGGGTACCGCTATGCTGGTGGTGGAATGCAAGCCCGGTCGCCTGTCTCGACTCAACGGTGTGAACTGGAGTGCCGAGCTTCTGGAGATGAAATGAGTGAACGAATGGACCCGGCTGAGATGTTGGCTGCTCATCTCGTCAAACAAATAAACGGCTGGGCTGTCGAGTGGAACTTAGACAAGTTCACAATCATCGGGGTGCTTGAAGAGGTCAAGCAGGAGGTTGTCTGGGAAAGCTGTGACTTCCAAGACAACTACGACGACGACGATGATGATGACGACGAGGATGATGACTGACTCTCTTCCACGTACTCCCGAAGACCGTCGTACTTTTCGGGGAGATCATCTACTTGTACGGGAATCTGGAAAGTATTCGTCGGATCTTTTGACGAAGTAACTCTCATGAAGACAGTTGAACTGCCTTTCACTGCGGTGATTGAAACTGTTCGATTGAAGATCGTGTCTGTCATCATGATGTGTCGTTCCACTGTTAGGTCTCCGGCCCCCCAGTCTACAACGGAATCCATATCTGAAGAACTCTTTCTGGATTCCATCTGATTGAGGCAGGAAACAGTCTTGGACTAAAACGAGAAAGTAACCACAGCGTTTCGTCTTCCGTAGATGGAAACTGCAACGCTTGTTTTATGTGGTTTTTTCTTATGTCAAACCTGAGCTGTGTTAGGTTAGACATATTGGTTTGGTTTATCTTGCAGTCACCAAGCCAAAGGACAGGATGAGTATCCCCCTCATAATGGGATACCCATCCATCGTGGCTGCCTTGGAAGACTGAGCTTGCGAGAAGCCAAGTCCTGTAGCGGTCTGTGTCTTGGGAGGATAAGAGGGGCTCCCGGAACAGACCTAAGGCGGAGTGCTTGAACTTAGAGGGGAGCACCTCAACAAGTTTCTTGACTCCGCGCCGAAGAGAAACCCGAAGGCCATCTCCAACTTGCCACTGGTCCTTTTGGGCTTGAAAGTGAGCCAGTGATTTGACTTCACTATTCACTAAACTTCACGGGCTTGTGGATCTTGTCGATGTTGTCCAGCCCGTACATGATGAACATCTTGATCAGAGCATTACGGCTGAGCGGTGGGGTGTACTTCCCCCCATTTTCGTTGATCTGATCGAGCATGGCATCGAGGCGGGTAAAGAGTGCGCCGTCGTTGCCGAGGTTCAAGTTGATTGCTTGATACTTCCGCTGGTCTGAGGATTTGCGGGGCCTACCCACAGGGGTAATCTGAGTCATGTTGTCTCCAAATGAGGTTTGAAACGAAGGGTGTTTTCTGATGTCGATAGGGCTAGTCGTAGAAAACGGTACGACGGAAAGGAGCCACCAACTGCGAAAGTAAGCAAAAACAGTCACCTGCATATATGACTATGGCAGGTGCAACACCACGTCATGTCACGTGATGCGTGATAACTTCGGGCCGTAGTTGACCCTCTGGCTACTAGCCATTCCCAAGGCTCTGACAACTTACCTATAAAAAGAAGACTCCGGGGTCCGTGTTAGGGAACCCCGGAGCCGAACAGTGGGGGGAGCTCGGTAGGGTCGGAGGCTCAGGAAGAGAGATTCTTCGTGAGGAAGTCCTTCCGATATGTTCTCCCATTGCGAGTATCATACTGGCACTTGCAGGAAACCACAACACTGCGCTCGGGGTCGGAGAGGATATTCTCCAGATCCTGCAGAGCAGCACCAAGGTCGTTGGTGGACTTGTTCAGGCAAGTCTCGATGTGGCCCTTGAGGCGACGGGTCTCGATCTCGCAACGCATCTTGGACTTGTCGTCGGTGATGCGGGAGGGATCTCCGGGGAGGGTGAAAGGTGCGCCTTGGAACTTGCGGGGTTCCTCGGGGCTGCCAGCATCTTCGAGAAGCTGGTATTCGAACTGGGCGGTGAAGCCCTCGATCTCCATACCATCGCGCTGCTTGAACACGCTGGGCTCGATGCTGAGGTTGGTGACGAAGACCTGATGCTCACCAGCGTCAGGCCACCAGCCGAGACTGCCCATACCGTTGTCGGCCTGAGCGGTTTCGTATTGCGCCTGAAACTGAGAGAACATAGACTTTACAGAGGTGTCGATAGCCACGGGATTATCTCCTTGGTGTTAGGTGGCAGTAGTGGGAGGCGGACCAGCCCGCCCGTCAGCGGGCTGTGTTCGCCCGAATAAACTCGGATTCGATAGCTCCCCAAGGATTGTCCTCGGGCAGTTCGACCGTTGTCATCCGAGAAAGCGTTCGGGTTTTTACGATACCCTCAAGCTTCTCATTCTCGAATGCTGCGATGTGCTTCCTTACCTTGACGGTCTGGGGCACCTTACGCTTGACTTGCTTACCAGCAATAGTGGTAGTTGTTTCAATGATCTTTTCTTCTGTTCGCCAATCCGCCATGACGGGGATAACCACGTCGAACATCGGGAAGAGTCTGGCATACAGGCCATCGGAAAGCATGATGCGGAATTCCTCAACGTGCTGGTTCTCAGCCATTGGGATGTGCTTTCGGGCCAGATGACAGATGAAGAAGACACCATAGCCGTGCCGTCTGAGAGTGACTGCAAAATCAATCAGGGTCTCAAAGAGGCGTTCCCACCCAAGTCTTCCGTCTACGTCTGTAAACTTCTCCCGGTTGTACATCTTTGCGATGTAGGGCCGGAGCAACCTGAGTGAGTCGCTGATGGTATCCAAGACAACAGTGGCCGGTCTCGGCTTGTTCTCATTGGCAAGCTCACAGAGGAGCTTCTTCTTCTGCTCGACGTGGTCCCACGTCATGACTATGGGGTTGCCATTCTCATCGACGGGCCTTCCATCTGATCCCGCCACAGGAAACATGCAGGCTGGACTGTCTGGGTAGACCGCTGCAGTTTCGTCCACGTTGATGATGTATGCGTCCGGGTTGGACTGCATAATGAATGACTTCCCCGAACTCGACTCTCCCACCAACAGGCCAAACATCTTACCCAGTGGGTATTGAGTGTTGCCTGCTACAGAGCCGAGTGAAGGGTACTTGTTTGCGACTGTTGACCCTGTCGCAAGGGTGTGTGTATTCGACATATTCCTACCTAGCTAAGTTCTTTGAAGACTTCGTCTTCGATATCTGTCGATGCTTCCTGCTCTTGTTGGGCTCGAATGACCCGCTGTTTGATCACGGGTTTCTTCATGCCCTCAGGAAGGTTGACCTTGGTCACTCGTTCGAAGGTGATGCCAAGATCAGACAACCACTCATCGAAGGTTGTCATTGATACCCCACTGTTATGGGCTTCCTTGAATCGGATAAGCAGATCGGTCTTGGACTTCACGTCCTCCCTTTCCACTAGCTCAAGGATCTTCGGGTAGATCACCAGTTGCAGGATCTCAATCCGAAAAGGTGCAAAGGGATTCCGACTCCACGAATGTTTGGGGGGAGCCTTTGTTTCTTCTGATTCTTCACTCATGAGCATTCTCCATTGAGGAGCCTACTGATCAGTATCCGGGTGGTTGAAGGAAGCATGAACCCCATCGACGAGCTCCGAGTTATCCCTGTCTCTTATGACGAAGTGCTCGTCCTTCATGACATCCAACCATCTGCTGACCGGGGCCATGATAAAAGAGGAATACGTGGGTAGCTTGTTGTGTTGGGCGACTACTTCTCCAACTGGGAACTGGTCTGGCTGGCACGGGGCGTACCTGTAGGCCCGCAGTTTCTTGAGCCGCTCATGATACATCGAGTCCATGGATTGTTCAAGGAGCATAGCCCGTGGAGTGAAAGAAATATTCACAGGTGGGTCGATTGCCCGCTCGGGTGCCAAGTGTTCATACTCATCAAGGCCGTGGTACCAAGACATGCACCTGTCTTGGTAGATATCTATGCAAGGCTCACCCTCATACTTCTTGGTATTACGCGGCTGTCCCTTGCGTGGGCCTGACTTGAAGGGGGTCGTGTCCAAAGTGTAGTACCTGTCGTTCATGCCGAACTGGATAGTCGGCTTGGCTACGGCAATGTGCATCACCCCGCCCATCTCTGTGTTGGAAGGCAGGTCCAGCACCTGAAGGAGGTCATCCCTGAGGGCCTGTTTTCTAATCGTGTGGAAGTAGTGCTGAGTCTGGAACTCCCACGGGCATGTCTGCAACCGAAGATGGGGGGAGCCAGCGCACGTCTTGAAGTCTACTACCCACAACTTGTTGCTTAGTTTGTTAT